TACCTTTGGAACTACGAGACCGTCACCTATACCGATGGCAGCACAGCCGACACAGACCCCGTTATTATAGGTGTCTACGGCGATACCGGCGTAGGCATATCAAGTACGACGGCCTACTATCTTATATCGGCTTTGAGGACAGGCGTAACACGCTCTACAAGCGGTTGGGTGGCTAATACTTTTCAAGTTCCAACCGCCGAAAAGCCCTACGCCTGGAGATACGCGAAAGTAGTTTATACAAACGGCGATACCGTCTATACCGACGCGGAATTGATAGCCGTTTGGCAAGCCGGGGCAAATCCTAATTTGCTCGATGATACCGAGTTTAAGAGCATAGAGGATATGAAAGCGTGGGATAAACGCGCCTACTACGCCCCTGTAAGCGGGCAGACAACGCCCGCCGAATCTAACGCGGACTATATTACTACAGGTACACAGGGCGAAAAGTCTTATTATTCTAAGACAAATTACGACAATACCCGGCTTTTATACAAAGAGATTTTGCAGCAACCTATTTGGGAAAACGCGACCGCCGGAATTAAGAAAATAGAACCCTCTACGTGGTACACCTTTTCTTTCTACGCAAAGGGAATTGGTTGCACTACGTATATATATCCGTCATGCGTTGATACGTCGGCAGATTTCTTTATAGACGGTGTTAAGCAAGAAACCGTACCAGGCGACGCGGCAAAGGCATGGACTTTTACAAGCAGTTGGGTAAGACACACCGTTACGTTTAAGACTAAGAGTAGTTTCTATAATTCAAATGCAGGAGAGTACAGCACGCAAAACATACTATTCCGTTTGACCCCGAAAACCTCTACGTCAGCATCTAACTACGTTTATATCTGTATGCCAAAGTTAGAGGTTGGTATGATGGCCACCGCCTATATGCCGAGTAAATCAAACTTAGTAGGTGACAGAGGCCCGGCTTTGAGAGGCCCCCAAGCGTGGAGCGATTGCGCCGTAGGCTATTCGTTCATGCAGGGCGCAGAAAACGAAGCCTACGCCGACGTGGTTTTGTATAACGGTAACTACTATAGTTGTATCAAGAGCCACACAAAGACGGCTAACAACTACCCGAAAAGTTCACTTGATACGACTAACGGTTATTGGAAATTAGGTGAAAAAGTAGATTTAATAGCAACCCGTATTCTGTTAGCGACTTACGCCTTAGTGAAAAACTTAGGCGTTGAGGCTATCGACATGAAAGACAGCGGCGGTAATATCTTATTCCAAGCCAAAGACGGTGTAGTTACCTGTAAGACCGGCACGTTTGAAAACGTATTGGTAAAAGGTGGTTTGCGTAGCCCGTTCACCTATTTAGGATGCGGCAACACATTCGATAATAACTTTTCGGATAATATCGCCGTCTATAGCGCGTCGCAATCTACCTACGCTTTGCCGTGGACTACTGACCAGTCAGGCCGCAAGGTGGTTATAACTAACTACTATTGGAACGGCAGTTATTCGACGGCATCCGGGTACGCGCAACTAACAGCCCCGACCGGCAAATATTTCTACGAGGACGGCGTACAGAAATCTACTATCAAATTAAGCCGCGAGGCCGTAGAGTTATTGGGCTATGGCGATAGTAGTAATTTCTACGGTTGGATTATGCTAAAGCGAATCGACTTAGGCACAGAATCCCGCTACGGCCACCACATGAAGATGTTAGCCGTTGGCACGGTAGTAAACGGCTCAATATCCTATCATACGTTCGACGGTACGACTATGACCGCTTCAAGAACGGAAACGGGTACTTATACGGTCACATGGAATAACGATAAGTGGTTTGCGGATAGCAGCCACGTATTCGCTATGGCTACAGGTGGAAGTAATAGTAACAACGACGGCCACGTATTCGCGTCAGTAATCAGTAAAACGAAAACATCAATAACCGTAAAAACGGCTGATGACTCAAGTCTAAACGACGGTACTTTCAATTTCTTCATAATGAACTTTAACGATTGGATTTACTTATAAACCAAACAGCGTATGAAAACAAAAGTAATCTTTAACGACACTATCCCGTTTAAGGGATTTATCGCTATGTGTTTGTGGCCGTTTATATTCGTCAGGAATAACGCGGCAAACCACTATAACACGGTGGCAAACAACCACGAACACATACACGCGGAGCAACAAAAGGAAATGCTTTTAGTTGGCATCGTATTAGCCGCTATCGGCTACGTCTTTGTCGGACTTTGGGCGTTGCTCTTTGTGCCTTTGTTCTTTTGGTGGTACGGTATCGAATACCTGTACCGGCTTTGTCAGTACCGCGATACCAAAAAGGCATACCGTAACATTTCGACAGAGCGGGAAGCCTACGCCAACGAAAAGGATTTAATCTACCTTACCAATCGTAGGCGTTTCGCATGGACTAAGTATTTACACATTTAATAACCCCATTAAATTTTAAGTATTATGGCAGTTAAGCAAACAAAAAAATTGAATGACAGCAGCGTAACAGACGTTACGACCGTCAACAGCACAGACCGCATTTTAATGCGTGACAGCAACGGTAAGTTAATCCCCATTTCGCTTGCAAACCTGAAAGCGGCATTGAATGGCGGCGTAGACCAAAACGTACAGATGGACGGCGTTTTCATTATGTACCATCGTAAACAAGACGATTACCCCGTAATGGTAAAGCCCCACAAGTGGCCAAGCCTACAGAGTGGCGGCGAAGTGGCCGACGGCGTAGCCATCGTAGAGGGTGGCAAAATCCTTATCGTTGCGCCTACCGAATCGTCTATGACATGGAGTAGCGCAGCCGTTAGCGGTGGCGGCGTAACCACGTCAGACCGCGTTACGGCTTTGAACGATTGGGCCGGTAAGACCAACACAGCGGCGCAGATTACACACGCCGAATGTAGTAGCAACGCCTACGCCCCCGGATATTGTGCAAACTACAGCCGCGTAAACGCCAACTCTAAGGGCCTGACAGCCGGTAAGTGGTGGCTACCATCTTTGGGCGAAATGATGATGATTTACGCCAACATGACAAAGATTAACTACGCGCTTTCGCTGATTAGTGGTGCAACGCAGTTAGCCGAAGCCGCTTATTGGACTTCTACCGAGCGCAGCGCGGCCTACGCCTGGTATCTGATCCTCGACAACGGCTACGCCAGCAACACCACTAAGGCATCGGGCACGCTTCGAGTTCGGCCCGTCTCAGCATTTATTGCTTAATTCTTACTCTTTAACCTTTAGTTCCCGGCGAAAGCCGGGAACATTACAACGAAATTTTCAAAAATGGCAGACAAACCAATTAAGTTAGTATCTACTACACAACTATACTTAGATTGTAGGGCGTTACTCAATGAGATATTAGACGTTACGCCCAACTTTCCGCGTGACTATAAGTTTACTATCGGCGCAGAAATGCAAAGACTATCTGTTAGCCTGATAGAGTTAGACGCAGCGGCCTACATGGATAAGGCGGGCAGGGTACAAAACTTAATGAGTTTCAAAGCCAAATTCGAGACGCTGAAAACCCTTGTAAGGGTAGCGGGCGAAAGACGTTGGATAAAAGGTTTGGGGCGGCACGCACGTATCATTGAACTGATGGACGCGATAGGCAAGCAAAGTACAGCGTGGAAAAACTCACTTATGAAAGGGAGTAAGCCGGAATCGGAAAGTTAAGACTAACCGAGAGCGCAAGTTTCCGTAATAAATGGGGCCTATACCGTCATTTACGGTTAAGAGCAAGTTAATAGGCCACAGATTGCGAGCCAACCGAGAACAGCGCGACCAACGCCTGGAATCTGAACCTCAACAACGGCAACGCCAACAACAACACTAAGGCATCGAACACGAATCGAGTTCGGCCCGTCTCAGCACTTCTTACGGAAGCAGAAACGTAGTATATAAACATTGTCAGATATGGTAACGACTGATGGACTTTTAGAAGCGTATTACGATTGCCGACGGCGCAAGCGTCGCACGGCAAGCGCGATAGTCTACGAAATGGACTACGAAACTAAACTTATCGCCCTACGCGATAGGATTAACAACCGCGTCTATCAGCCCGGAAAGTCTATTTGCTTTGTCGTAACGCGGCCCCGGTATCGTGAAGTGTTTGCCGCCTCCTTTGAAGATAGAATAGTACATCACTATATAGCCCTACGGTTAGAGCCGCTTTTTGAGTTGGTATTTAGCCCGCGTACTTTTAATTGCCGTAAGGAGAAAGGGCAGCTTTACGGTATCAATATTCTAAAGCAGGATATTAGGGATTGCAGCGAGAACTACACCCGGACTTGTTGGATTATGAAATTAGACCTACAGGGCTTTTTTATGAGCATCGACAAAGCCCTGTTAGCCGACCTGATAGACCGCTTTATTATCCAATACTATACCGGCAGCGACATAGACGATTTGCGCTACCTTTGCCGGATAGTCGTTTTGCATTGCCCCGAAAAGAATTGCGAGAGGCACAGCCCGGCGCATTATTGGGATTACCTACCCGCCAATAAATCGCTATTCACTAACGGCGAGGGCAAAGGCGTTGCTATCGGCAACCTGTTTGCGCAACTATTCGCCAATTTCCTGTTAAACGAATTTGATTGGTTTTTGGAAGAAATAGGCATTAAGTATCATGGCCGCTACGTAGATGATTTCTATTGCATACACCAAGATAAGGCCGTACTACTTAACGCCGTGCCATTGATACGGGATAAGTTGGCCGAATTTGGCCTAACCCTGAATCCTAAGAAATTCTACTTTCAGCACTACACCAAGGGCGTAGAGTTTACCGGGGCAGTCGTAAAGCCCAAAACGTCGTATTGTTGCAACCGCACAATAACCAACTTTATTGCAGCCGTCAGGCGGTTAAACAACGCCAAGACCTTACGGCAGGTTGAGCACGCCGTTTGCTCTATAAACAGTTATTTGGGCTTGCTACGACACCACAACGAATACGGTATGCGTAAGAAAGTCTTAGGCATGATAGAGCGACCTGCATACGAATATATCTACATAAAAGGCCGCTATGAGATAGTGGCACTAAAGAACAAATATAAGAAGAGAATACAGACATATAAAAGAATACGTGATGGCGATTATTGAAGTACAGCCCAAAGACCCGGTTACATTGCGCGTTGATGTAATAGACATGGGCCTTTTGCACTTGTTAGAAACCCGGTATGTGGTTTTGATTGAGCAACGCGATAACGACATAGTAATAGAACTATATAAGAAATGAGACAATGGACTATACAGCGATACTTGAATTAGCAGCCACTATAAGCGGCACTATTGGCGGTTGGGAACTTATTAGGTATATACTTAATATCCGTACCAACAAACGTAAGGAGAGAGCCGAAGCGGATAAAGCAGAGGCCGAAGCCGATAGCGTAGAGTTTGGAGTTTTGAAAGAAACCATAGAGTTTTTACAGACCCAACTAAAAGAGAAAGAAGAGCGGTTTTGCGACCAAACAGACCGCTTGCGCAAAGTGCAAGATGACTATTTCGAGTTGATGAAAAAGAACGCCCAAACAGAATTGGACTTACAGCGTTTTCGATGTGTGCGCCCTAAGTGCGCACAGAGAGAACCGCAAAACGGATATTAACCCCTAAAACGCAGATTATGGCTAAAGTAGAAAGCATTGTGCCTTTTATCCTGAAATGGGAAACCGGCACGACAGGGGCAACCCTGACAAACGAGCAGCTTTTTGAGAAAGCGAAGAAACGCGGATTTGCAAACGACCCCGACGATTTGGGAGGGGCTACGATGTGCGGCGTTACGTTGGCAACCTATACGGAATATTGCCGTAAGAAAGGCTACCCAAAGCCTACCGTCGAAAGACTAAAGGCCATTAAGTACGCCGATTGGCTTGCAATCCTTAAAACGATGTTTTGGGATAGGTGGAAAGCCGACCAGATTACTAACGCCTCTATTGCCTTGATGCTTGTCGATTTCGTTTGGGCGAGCGGTAACTACGGGATAACCGTACCGCAAAAGGCTATAGGCGTGACAGCCGACGGCGTAGTAGGCCCCAAGACGTTAGCGGCCATTAACGCCCGCGACCCCCGCCAACTTTTCGACCTGTTGAAGAAAGAGCGTTTGGCCTACATTGAGCGCATTTGCAAAGCCCGGCCAAAGAACTATAAGTATCGTACCGGGTGGCTTAACCGTCTTAACGACATTAAATTTTCGGGCGTATGAGAAACGAGTATAACAGGTATTGGTATCACCAATTCAGGCAAAACAATAGTAACGGTTGCAGTACGTATTTGTTCCTGATGGCCTTTGCCCTGTTGTGCCTGGTAGTAGCCGGGTGCAGAACGCACAAGGCCGTTACAGACGAAAGCAGCACGGTATCTATTGTAGATACTACCCAAGTGGAAACGGACAGCCTGACAGCCACGCAGACGTTTACCGATACGACGCAGACCACAACCACCACAGAGCAGAACACGACAATAAACTTTGTGGACGGTGGCGGCACGGTAAGCATTGACAGCGCAGGTAACATTACGCTAACCGGGGTGCAGAGCATTACGGGAAACCTGACAACGAACACCAACCAGCAAAACGGAATCAGTCAGACCAACGAAGTAACGCAGACGCATACCGATACGCAAAACGGAATAACCAATAACGAGAGCCACGCGAGCCACACAGAAAAAGAGACAAAGACAGAAAAGCCCGTTTGGTATCAGACTATCTTAGCAAAGATTGGCGGGCTATGCTGCATTGCGGCTTTGCTTTGGCTTTTGTTCCTGTACCTGAAAAGAAAGTTTTAATGATTAGTGTTTTCTGTAATATAGTGCTTTGCCCGCGCAGTCCGAGAGGATAGAGCGGGCATTTTTCAAACCTAAAACGGTAGAAATGGCCGTAGAGCGCGTTAAAGGCCGTTGGGGTTATAACTATACACCCAACGCGAGAAACGCGCTTAAAAACGATTTTCGGCGAAATTTTAACACTTAGTAGCGCCTAAATCGGCGACAAACGCCCATTTTTGCCGCCGACGGCCAAATATAACAAGAAAAACGCGATTTCTTAACACGTTATCAGGACGTGGTAAGTTATTTGCCATTTCCTAACACGTAGTCTATGACTTTGCGGTTTGCCGCGTCTACCTTATCCCGGTTGTACTTAATGTAGATACCCGTTACCTTTGCACCGTGAGAGTGGCCTAACGCTTCGCTTATAGTGTCCTTTGGTATATCCAATTCAGCGGCATAGGTGGCCCACGAATAACGCGCCCAATACCAACTTAGTTTCTTGTCTATCGGCTTTAGTTTCGGTTGGCCGTTCTTATGCTTTTCGTCTATCGGTGGCCCGATACGTGCCAGCGCATTGTCTAACGTACCCTGATAGGCTTTGGCGTTGGTGCAGCGGTCAAACATACTAAGCAGGTACTTTTCGCCTTTGTACTTATCCAAAATGGCTTGCGCCTCCGGCTCTATCTTAATGCTATAGAGTTTGCCCGTCTTTGCCCGCCGGTACTCTATGCGCCCGTTTACGATGCTTTCCGGGGTGAGTTTCGACAAATCGGCCAAGTTGATACCGATAAGATAGAAAGACAGCATGAACAAATCGCGGTATTCCGTATAATGGTAGCGCGTTTCGAGGTTTACGAGTTGGCGCATTTTCTCTACAGGTAATACGCGCATCCGCGTTTCTTCTGTTTTGACTTTGTAATGCCTGAATGGGTTATTAGTCGTAATATCATGGTCAAGGGCATAGTTAAACGCCCGGCGTAGGACTTTGATATAGGCGGCACGGGTATTAACGGCCAAGTCAGAAAGCGACGTATAATAATCGTCTATCCACACCGGGGTTATTTGTTCGCAATATAGTTTCGTGGAATCCCCACAGAATTTGTTAAGCCTGATAATAGCGGTTTTGGCTATGTACTTTGTACCGCTTGCCCGGCCCTCTAAGGTTTTCTGTATAAGGTCGTAGATAGACGGTACGCCGATAGTAGGTTTGTCTAAGTCCAAGTTGGTAAGCATTTCCTTAATTTGCGGGCGCGTGAGTTTACGCCATTGCCCGTTTTCCATCAAGTCAAAAATACGACTACCAACAGACGTTAGCAGGGTAGTAAGCACGTCGTTAAGTTTCTTTGCGCCTTTGCCGGTGCAGCGTTTCGTAACGCTATCCCATTCGTCAGGGGCTACGTATATCCCGGTGCTTAGATAGATGTTTGTACCGTAGCCGACAACGATTTGCACCGGGTAAGTACCATCTTTCAAAGGGCGGCGGGTATCAAGTCGTAAGGTAGATTTTGCCATAAGATTTGCTGAAAATTTGCTGAATTATGTACCATATAACGCCATTTCGCGCCCTATTTTGCCCGCTTTTTGAGGGTTTGGGAAACGTCAGGAATAGCGCAAACCGCCTGAATACGCGGGGTTTGAGCGGTTAGGCCGCTATTTCCAGTTAATAAACCCATAATCTTTACTATTTTTTATTGAATGTTGAATGTTTCACATGTTAAAGCCATCAGCGCTTAAATTTACCCAATGCGCCATAAACAAACTTAGCCACCTGGGGCTTGGTGTCTTCCTCTTTCATGCCATGCCCGATGCGACCATAGATGTAGGGCACCTCCAGTCCCTTGATGCAGTAGTGCGTGATGTCGGCCACCAGGTCTACATTGTCGATGTCGAACTCGCCATCCTCCTTGCCCTCGGCAAACACCTTGCGGAAGAGTTCCACCTCGGCATCGTCGAAATGCTTGCGCACCTTCTCCACCATCCAGATGTTGCGGAAGAACTCGGCACGCAGGTTGCCATTGCGCACCACCGTCTCGCGAATCATGCTCAAATGCATGTAGATGAGCTCGATGATCTTATCCTGCGGACGAATCTTGCGCGCTGCCACCTCGTCGAGCTTGTCGCTCAGGCGCTCCAACTCGCTCTCAATGACTGCATAGTAGATGTCTTCTTTTGATTTAAAATAGGTATAAAGTGTGCGGCGGCCTTTCCCTGATGCCTGCGCAATGTCATGCATCGTGGTGTTCTCCAGCCCGTTCTTGGCAAAAAGCTGACGAGCCACATCTACGAGTACCTGTCGTGTCTTGGATATGGACATAATACCTAACCTCCTGTCAATTGTTGTTGCACATCGTGTTTGTCGTGTGCAAAAGTAAGAAAAACCTTTGGAATAACCAAACTTTTCGGCAGGAAAAGCGCAAAAAGATACTTTTTTGTATAATTTTCGCAAAAACATTTGCACAATTCAGAAAAAAGTCGTACCTTTGCAGCGCTTTTCGATAAAAGCCCTCTTTCAAGAGTGTTATTAACATCGCGGAGTGGAGCAGTTGGTAGCTCGCCAGGCTCATAACCTGGAGGTCGCATGTTCGAGTCCTGCCTCCGCAACTGCGACTGGGCAAAGTCCTGAAAACAAAGGATTTGCCCAGTTTTTCGTTTCCAAGTGGGACGAAATCGAGAATTTTTGAATACATGTCGGACTGCGTTGTTACTACGGAAACAACGTAAAAAAAATGTGTTCTGATAAGAAGAATCTACATGCGTTTAGAAAAATAGTATATCCCTGGACGTACCCGACGCTGCACAAGGCGAAACGTTGGTATGTGGATTTCTATATCCTTGACCCGGCCACGAATCAGATGCGCCGGAAGAAATACATGCTTGCCCGATACAAGACTGCTAAGGCGCGTAAGCTGATGGCGAAGCAGAAGATTACCTGGATCGTTAACGAAGTACAGAACGGCTGGAACCCGTTCGTGAAAGCCCGGACCACTCGGGAGTTCACCAAATGGGACTTAGTTCTGACCCGCTATAAGGAGTATTTGCTGGCAGCAGGCCGCAAAGGGCTGCTGAAGGACAAGACCATGTACGACTACCAGAGCAGGATCAAGAACTTCGAGCAGTTCCTGGACGAAACAGACACACACCTTATTTATATATATGAGTTCGACCGGTCGCTGTGCGTTGAGTTCCTGGACTACCTCTATTTCGACAAGGATGTATCAGCGGTCACCCGCAACGGCTACCGCACGTGGCTCTCTACCTTTTCATCCTGGCTCATCGATAAGGAATACATATCGAAGGACAGCAACCCTGTGGCCGACATCAAGCAAATGCGTGAGGAGGAAAAGAAACGCGAACCACTGACAAAGGCCGCACTGACGGCCATGCGCGAGCATCTATCGTCCCAGAATCCGCATTTCCTACTTGCCTGCTATATTGAATACTATGTGAATATCCGTCCAGACGAAATGCGGTTCCTGAAGATAGGATATATCGATATCACCAACTGTATTGTGACCTTGCCCGGCAAGTTCGCCAAGAACCGCAAGCGTCAGGAGGTGACAGTGCCAAAGAAGGTGCTGAGGTTGATGATTGACCTCGGCATCTTCAACTCACCATCCCAATATTACATATTCGGGCCAGACCTTCGCCCATCGACAGAACAGGTAGCGGTCAACCGCTTCCGGCAGGAGTGGGCGAAGATGCGTAAGGCCCTCGGATGGCCGGACAGTTACCAGTTCTATTCGCTGAAGGACACCGGCATCAGCGAAAACATCGACAAATACGGACTGCTGACGGCCAGAGACCAGGCACGGCATGCAGACGCAGCCACCACGAACCGCTATGCCAAGGTGAAGCATACGGCCCATGTGGAGCTGCGTGACTGGGACGGTGATCTATAGCATTTCGTAAAAGTATCCGGTTATCAGCTTATCCGTTCCATCATCCGTGATGTTTATTTCCAATTTCGAGCACAGATACAACTTACCGTAGAACATGTATATATTGGCAGGATCGGGCATGGTGTCCGATAAAAACTTAAAGACATGCTCATCCTGTGCATCGATGGTGCTGTTGGCATTGATACGTATCTGCTCTTCGTGGTACTGTCCGATATACTTGCACCTGTCTCTGATGCTGGCGATGACAGCATGGGTCAGAGCAAGGGAATTGTAGTCTACGAACGGACCAAAACGGAAGTCTGTATAACATAGCGGCATATAATAATCACCCCCTACCAAGTGATTGTCATAGTGAAACTTGGAATGTCCTTGCTTGTAACCCACATTGGGGCACACCCACATCAGCTCGATGCGTGCATCTTCCTCCGTCTCCTCTGCCTGCGCAGAGATACCCGCCTCGATGACATCCTCTACGGTGACATAATCCCGCTCTTCTTCATCGTCATCCAGATTGACAGCGTCCATGACTTCCGGATTCTCCAATACGGGGACATAGCACTCCCTGTACTGCCCGTTGTGTGTACGCCGGCCCATTTCTGCACACCACACATCCCATTTCTTGTTTTCCAAGCATACCGGCACGATGTTCAGGCTGATGGTGTCGTCACTCTCGCTGTTCCTGGTCAGCTGGGAGAAGAAGCCCGTCCGTTTCGAGACAGGGAAATTCACTCCTTCCTGCTCAAAGAAGTAAATAAAGCCGCCTTCGTCGGCAAATAGCGTTGTCAGTTTTTCCTTCTCAGTCCAGCCGTCTATCTCCAATATCATCTCACTGTATGTGTCGAACTCCCTGACAGGGAACTCACGGAACACCTCCTGAGGAATCTTCCATACCTCGTTACCAGCCTCACTCAGGTTGAAATCGAGGTTGGAACTGCCCAGATACTCCAGCCCGTCTTCATCATAGCTTACCTCAAACTCATCTATCGGTTCATAGCTTACTATCGGCTGGTTGTTCATCGACGTGGCTTTTACTATCCGCACCGTGTGATTCTCTTCATCGAAGAGGTAAGCAGCATTAAACAGTTTGCGGAACTCCTCCAGGAACTTGGCCACCGACCAGTGCGGCAGGGCCTTCGCTATGATGGCGGTCTGCCGGGCTGATGCGATGATGAGCTGGTTCCAGGGATACACGTCATACACATTCTCCGTGATGGTATATCCCATATACTCCAGCACCGTGCGCAGCACCATCATAAAGTTGGGCTGCACGGCGCGATAGAACAGTCCCAGCTGTGTCAAGCTTCCTGCCTCATGGGTTCCCGTCGTACTTCCTGTGAAGTAATTGTTGAAATTGCCTATCCTGTTAGCCATGATATTATTCGACTCATCCCACACGGGCATGAATACGTACTTAGAGATATCACCCACATAGCCCTGAGAGAAGATTTCCTCGGTAACATCCACCTGGATACTCATCCTCTTCTTCCACACCTGTCTTGGCTGGTACTTCTCATCCACCGTCATATAGTTTATTCGGTCGATGTAGACATTCTCGAAGCTGGACCTGTATTTGACCGATGACATGCCGGAGAGGATCTGCATCTTCACCTCATCACGGTTGATATCCGTAATAGTGCCGGTACCGCATATCACCATCCTGTTGGCCACCACCAGACGGCAGTTGGGGAATATGTGTCGTTTTATCGACACTCCGATGCGGTTAAGCGGTCCGAACACCCTGAGGTTCTCAGGGATATCGAGCGGGAAACTGATGTCAAAGGTATAAGACTCCTTATCCTTGACAAACGGGTTTTCACGTGTCAGCTTGATGTTGTCCTTGATGACGGGGTAAGCACGCTGCCCGTCGATATAACATTCTATCATGGTCTCTGCTTTAGTTTCTGATAATGACGGTAATTGCGGTCAAAACGGTCCATATCGAAGCGTATGTCTATGCCCTCTGCCAGGATATCATTCAAATCCTCTGTAGCACCCTGCATCCTATCCATGGTGTCACGCAGTTCATTGTTATCCATCTGCACATTGACGATGGGAGCAACCACCGAACCGGACGAACCTCCGGAGATATGACGGCTGACATCCTGCATGGAGAGGGAGCCGACGGTGTTGTTGCGCTGTGCCTGATCGAGGAAGTTGAGGAAGGGCAGGATGGCGGGGTTCTGAACAGCCTTATGGTTGGCCACAAACTCGCCCTCATGCACCACACCAGCCTCCTTACGGTATTGGCGGCCACCGGTGAAGCCGCCCTCGTAGTAGCCGGCCTCCTGCGCCTGAGCCTGTTTCTTGATAGCTGCTATCTGAATGGCACCGGATGCCAATGCCATTGCCGAAGCCACAGCAGCCAGGGCATACGTCCAGGGCACTCCGGGAACCAGCACAGAACCGTATGCCAGCAGGGCATTCTGTGCCGTCTGTGCGATGGCCTGTGCTATCTGGATCTTCACCTGCTTCTTGTTATACTTCGACTTGATAGCGGCTTCCTCCTTGGCTTGTTTCTCCTGGAGTTTCTTCACCCTCTTCTGGTTATTGCCGGCAGCTTCTATCTGCTTCTCATATTTCTTCCTGACCATAGCGGTCTCATAGTCAGCCTGTGCACTGTACAGCGAAGACAGCGACGACATAATCTGTGACACCCCCTGATAGGCCGCCTGGAACTGTGAGGCCATCTGCTGACAGAACATGGCCGTGGCCTGCTGTTTGGCAGCCAGATAAGCGGCATGATTCTCCTTGTCATTGCCGTACAACTCCTTGAGCTTCTCCATGGTAGTACTGTACTGCATGATCTCTCCTACGAAAGGAGCAGTACTGCCCGACTTCCCGTCCAGCTCTTTCCTGGCAGCATCGCCGGCAACCTTCAGCATGTCAGCGCCAACCTTCTGGTCGCTCTCATTCGTGGTCTGGTAGCCTGCATACTGTGCCTTTATGGCGGCGATGGCTGCCCTGTACTCCTTTTCCTTGATGATCCCTGCGGCATGAAGGTCATCAAGATTCTTCAGCGTAATATCCATCTGTCGCTTGTCGCTCATGCCAAGGTACTGCTCTCGTATCTTTTCCAGCTGCTGCTGGTACTGACGCTCGCGCTCCTGCTTGTTGCGCTGTTCGGTCTGTTCCAGTTCCCATTCAGCATCCATACGCTCCTTGGTGCCTTTCTGGTAAAGTTCGACTTTGTCGGCCAAATAAGACTCCTGTAACATCCGAAGCTTTTCCTGCTTCTCCTGCTCCGTTATCTCCTCTCGTTCTGCCTGCCCTTCTATGACAGCCTGCTGGCGAAGCATGTCACGCTGCATATCTTCCAGCTTCAACCGGTTTATCTTCTCATCACCTTTTAACTTGCGCTCTTCCACCTGTCGGTTCAGCTTCTCGTATTCAGCACTGCCCTTCTCGTAGACATCGCGACGCTTCTCCAGCCCCTCGGTCTGAAGCCTGGCTATCTCCTTTATGTATTCACGATAGGCAATCTTTCCCATGGCATACTCATGGGTCTTGGCAGCGATGGCAGCATCACTCTCCGCCTTGGCAGCCTCCTCGGCTTCCCTGAGCCGCTCTTGTCTCTCGCGCTCCAGACGTTTTCTCTCTTCCTCTTCTTTCTTCTGTTCGGTTTCAGACTTATAAGGAGTGGTGGGGGTGGTAACTCCAGTCGTAGTACCCGTGCCTGTATTGTTTGTTATCTTATTATTGACAAGATTACCCAATTTCTTATTTTTTCCCAGCACTGTATCAATATATTTCTCCTCTGCCTTCACCACCTTCTCTTCCGACTCAACATTAGCCAGACGCTGTTCATGAATTTTCTGTTGACGGTCGCTCTCTATTGCAGATTGTGTCTTAGACGTAAAAACATGAGTCCTTCCATCCTGATCCACAAATTCTTTCGTCTCTGTCTGCTGCTGTGTGTCGCGGTATGCCTGCACAGCCTTCAACGATCCCTGAATACGGTTTTTCTTAAAGCCCAGCTCCATCTTCTTCTGGTTAATCTCCACCTTTTTCTGATAGATAGCCTCGGCTAGTGCTGCATCGCTCAAATCTTGGATATACTGTTTGATGGCCGTAGAGTTATCGTTATAGAGCTCGCCCTCCTTGCTGATAGATGCATGATAGTCAGGCACGATAGACTGCAGAGTCTTGATAGCAGCCCTTCGTTCATCAATAGAATAGGCATTGGAATGGATGACGCGAGACAACTGTTCTACCTTTGTTTTCTGCTCTGCTATTGATTCCGAAACCTTTTTGTTCAGTTCCTGCTCCAACTGCTGTTGAGCCCTCAAATTCTTGATCTCCTGAAGACTGTTTTTGACGGCCTCGCTATGTTTTTGCCATGCCTTATAGGCACCATAGATAGCGACAACAGCAGTCAAGACAACAGTTATCAACGCCGTCCACACATTAGTCATCTGAAGACGTTTCATATCCACCATAACAGAATTCAATCTGACATGGTTGGCCGTTACTGCTGCGACTATGTATTTATATGCCATATAAGCCTGCTGAAGTGTATTCACAATGATGGCATGGCCTTTCTTTAACGCCAAGCTGACCGTCTCTACAGCGTTAGAAGCTTTTACGGCGATGGTATGAGCATTCCAGACAACAGTCAGTGCAGCCATGTAACCAGTCAATATAGCGATACCCTTCCAGTGGTTGTAGACGAATGTTGTTAATACGCTTAGCGCCCTGGCAAGCATCGATGCTCCAGTAATTGTATATTGTACAACTGGCAGCAGCCGCTCACCCAGTTCAACAGACATTTCCTTGAACCGTTTTCTGCACTTATCCAATCTCGCCTGCACCGTTTCGTTCATGGTGTTGAACTCATTCTGTACACTCTTCGCTTCATCATAGGCCTTGGTAGCCCTTTGCTGATGTGCCCGCACATCATCTATCTTGTCTGCCAAAGTGGAAAGAACACCCACCGCACGCGACCCGTCCAGACCCATGTCGTTGAGCATCTTCATCATGTCCTGCGGATCGGCTTTCTTGAGATTGTCAGCAAGAGCCAGGACAGCAGCATTGGCATCCTTACTCAGGAGATCGGTGAATTTCTTCACATCCATACCGGCGATACGGGCAAACTTGGCCGTGTCGGTCTGCATCTTGGTCAGCATGTTACCGAAGGCCGTTGCCGCCATCTCATCCTTCAGCAGGTTTTCGTCCATCACGGTACCGTAGCCCATAATCTGTGCCTGGGTCAGTCCAAGCTGCTTGCCAAATCCGGCAACACGTGCAGTATACTCCACCAGATAGCCAGCCTGAGCACTACTGTTCTGGGCCAGTTCATTCAGGGCAGAACCTGTAGAGAGCATGGCCAGCTTCAATCCCTTCTTCTCATCCTCGCCGAAAGCCATGGCCAGCTTACCAATCTTATCTACAGCACCTTGGCCAAGGTCATCGCCCAAAGCCACACCTATCATGTCGGCAGCTTCTACGAATTCCAGGATATCCTTCTTTGCCTGCAGGCCCAAACGTCCGGCACTTCCCGCCAGCTGGTTCAGCTCTTCTCGGCTGGTACGCGTATCCATCTTTTTCAAGTCTTCATTCAGGTCGCGCACCTGTTCGTCCATCAGTCCTGTATACTTGCGCACATCTGCCATTTCCTCTTCCATGTCCGCAAAGCTTTGTACAGACTTTCGAACAGTCATTGACAACCCGGATATGCCACTGATTATTTGTGTTATTGCTCCCCAGTTCTTATTCAGGAATCCACTGATTTTCCCCCACATAGACTCTTGCTCAGTTCCTTCGGACCTGATTTCTTTCAACTCGGCCTTGCACCTCTTCAGTTGCTCATTTAAGAACTCCCACTCCATGCTGCCACGCTCCACGGCACCGCTGCTCAGTTCCTTGTTGATGGCCTTAATGGTACTCTGCAGTTCCTTGACAGAGGCACTAGAGAGATTACCCAGCACATGGTCAATCGCCTGTGCCGAGGTCTTCATGGCATTCATCTCTTTGATGACCATGTCAAGCTGTTTTTTCGCACTATTGAACGTAGGCCAGTCACCGTCTCGCGCTGCCTTATCTTTCTTCTTACGGAATTCTTCCACCTGTTCCTGCAATTCGCTGAGCCTCTTCTTTGCCTCCTCTGTATTGAGGAAGATTCTGGTGGTATAAGTCTGTGTATTTTCTGCCATAATAAAAAAGGTGTTAACTTTCCGCAAAGTTAACACCTTATCGCAGTTTATAAAAATACTATGTGACAGAGGCAATCCATATTACCAACGCAACAAAAAGAATAATGATGACGGTCGACACTATACGTTCCTGCCATGTCATCGGTCCAACCTCCTTATGGAATTCTTTCCATGTCATTGTTCTTGGCGGTGCAGATGAATTTATTTTTCTTCCAGCTGATTTCACACCAGCTCCTATCATCCATACTATGATGACTATTGCAATCAGAAGTCCCATTCCCGGTGTTATAAAGTACATCATAACTCAATCCTTTCTTTTGCTGCAAATTTACTGCTTGTCTCTGAAAGTTCCAAGGGTTTTTCCCTATATTTGCTATAGGGAAATCCCTAAAAATCCTATCCCTGCCGCCAGATGGCCCACACAACGGTACCATCCTGTTCGGTGGTGAAAGAGTAACCGTGGTCATCCATGTATTCCACGATGTCGAGTCCACCCACATGCATCATCGGCTCCAGTTCATCCTGTACCTGCAGGGTGGTCTTGTTCTCCTGGATATAACCCTCGCCGGGAAGGTTCTGTCGGAACATGAAGTAACTGTCGAGCAAATTCATTGTCAGTTGCTTCTCGCGGTTGTCAGTCTCGTTCTGGTTCATAGCCAAGTATCTCTTGAAGTTTCATAAATTCATCACGTAGTTGTTTCAGTTCGTAGGCGTACCGAAACATATATGAGAAGGAGTCATCCTCGTAGGCAGCCTTCTGCAAGGCATCCTCGGCGTTACCCAGATGGCAGATGTGCAACGCTATGTTGCTTTCGTCGCACAACTCATTCACGGCCTGCACGGCCTCAGGGGTCAGTTTGATTGCGGTAGCCATCACACGCCTCCTTCCAGCCACTCAGCCACACCACAAACCAACACCAGCCCCAGTACTGCAGCCCATGCATAGGGAGCAAAGGGCGTGAACAGCAAGGGAACGCCTAACACTCTCAGGAACTCACTCTCTGATGTGCGCTCAAACATACGCACACACCAGGCCTGCTTCCTTTCTTTCAAGTTCTTTACGACTGCTTTCAACTGTGAAAGCATCGAGGGCTGAACCTGCCCAATCTGAATTGTCTGTTGCATATTGCATCATCTGTAAGCCTACCAGCGTACCGCACTGGCGCAGAGACAGAGAAACGGCTGCACATCCCGTTGCTTACAGATGATGTCTTCTCCGGAGAGCAGATTTATCTACGAGATGGCAGCCGCATACTTTCAATCGGTTGGACGTTAGGTTTTCACCCTCATGGCCTCTTTGCCCCTTTTACGTCACCTAAGTAGATTTCTCGGCATAAAAAATGCCCGGCTTAAAGCTGAGCGTCTGACGTGCGCCCTGCCGGATAGAAGGAACTATCATCTGTAAGCGGGAGCAAAATTAGGCAAAAATCCCGAAACCGCCAAACGATTTCGGGATTTTCTATACTAATTTAGACAAAGTACAATTAGGACTCTGTTCCCAGCACCCAGCGCTTTGCCAGCTGTACAGCATCCTGGCAGAAGGCGTAGTAGTCTTCATACTCCTGTCCGCTTTCCGCATAGTCACCATTGATGGCATGACGCTGAATGGCCAGCTCCTGACTCTCTGTATAGCGAGAGCGTATGATGGCATTGGCCACTTCGCCAGCGTCATTCTGACGGCGGCATTCCATTACTGTGCCGCCATCGGTCTCTGTACCGGTATAAGCATAGGCCACTGGCCAAGGTTCAGGAGTCTCCTCCCCTTCGATACCGTTCTGCTCTGGCCGATAGTTTTCCAGGACTTCCTCATTGAGGTAACCGATAATGTGCTCTTCGTCGTATCTCTGATACGTGCGAGGCTCTCTGTAAACGTGTCTGTTCATATTGTCAAGTAAATTTGGTGTATTCCTTACCATCCTTGCCCCTGAACTGCTGAATGACTGTGGGCACAGGCAGGTCTTCACGCGTGAAGTCGTTCAATGCCTGGTCTATCATGATCTTACTGCCCGTAAAGGTGTAGAACTCTGCGTCCTGCGTGGTGGGCTGTCCCTTTTCGTCGCGCTTCTTCTCAAACTGATAGGTCTCCTGCTCCTCACCGTTGAAGTCGGTGGTAGTGAATGTCTGGATGATTTTCTTGAACCTGATGGCCAGCACCTTGCCAGGCACCTGCTTCGGGATGTCCTGCATCTGCCCTGTCGAGTCTGACATGCTCACAGACACCACCTGTCTCTCGATCTTCGAGTCCTGGATAACGTAGTCTTCAAGGAACAACCTGGTATTTTCCAATTTACCCCCCCCGTTTAACATTTCTTTGCACTTGCTCACCACTGTTGAGAATGGCACTTTCTGCTCCGGGCTCATGCCCTGGAACGGCGGTCTTACCCGGCGCTTCTTGATAATCTTACCTAATGATTTTTCCATACCTAATGTTTTTATGAGGTTAATACAATCTGCATGCTTGATGAATCCGATTAAACTTGCCAACCTGATTCGGATAAGTTCCTCATCGAACCCTTTCTTATGAAGCCGACTGACGCGACGCGCCAGGTTCTGCTTGTTGCGCTTGGCTACCTCTGTGTGGTCATGGTAGAACACATAACCACAGAGTCTGATACCCGTCCACGTGGGACGGACATTGTAGTCGGTATTCAGTTTGAAGTGGTAGTCACGAGTCAAGTACATGATTATCAAGTCTCTCGTAATCCTGAGAAACGTCTTGTCCTCGTGCATGATGAGGAAGTTATCCACAAACCGGAAGTAATGCCGGAGGCCTTCACGGGCAAACCGCTGGAACCGTTCTGCCAGGAATATACTACCCTTGGCCAGCAGCTGCTCATCCTCAACGGTTTTGGCCGTCATGATCTTCTCGGTGATGTAGCGACTGGTCCAATAGGCCAGACGTTCCGTGTCATCAGCGATATCGAAGAACCGCTCAGCCTTCCGATCGAAACTGGCCAAGTCGAGCATGCCGAAGAGCTGTGCAATCTTGATGCCCAGCGGAGCACCCTGCAGGTAACTGTCTATCACCTTATATATAAAGGTACGCAGCTTACCCTTTTTGAACTTGTTGTCAATCTTCTCCTTGAGGATGGCATGGTTCATCATCGGGAAGTAATGATGGATGTCGAGCGGCAGGTAGTACCCCAACTCCAGCTGAGGATACCGCCTCAGTTCATTCCGGATGAAACGGAACAATCCGTGCGTTCCCAAGCCGGGTCTGACGGCTGGAGCCCTCCAGGAGATGTAGTCGTACACCTGTTGCTCATAGGGCAGCATGGCAGCAGCTTCCGTGTGATGGTCACGGATGGGTGCCTTAGCCAGTCTGCGGTGCTTCTTATCGAAGATGTCTTCCTCCGTGTAGCCTTGGGGCTCGAAGGTCTCATTGATGATGTCGGCGAGTACCAGACGGACATTCTCGTCAAGTTCTGCTTCATACCTCCGTATGTCGGCACGCCTGCGCTTGCCGTCAGCGAAGTTGTCGAAAGCATCCCTTGCGTTCTGCTCCGTCTCATTCTCCCGACTGTCCTTGATTCTGCGCATAGTCGGGTCATGAGTGAAAATGAATGTGGGGTCTGGTGGAACGTCTGTAAGATCGTCCCGACGGGTATGGCACTCGGCATCATCCTACGAGCCTCGCCGTCATCTTCGATATGTTTTCCCATTAGGGAAGGCTCACCCTCTTAGTGTAAGATCTATAGAGGAACGCGCCCCAGTTCGCATTGGCATCCGAGACCCCATTGTTGCCATTGAGGTACAACGAGCCCGCATTGTCACCATTGTTGGCATTGCCAAGCAATTTAGCGCCACGCAAACCGCGCTTGAGAGTTCTACCTACTTCCAAGTATGAAAGCGGGTGCAAAGTTACACCTTTTTTGTCAATTCAGCAAGTCAAAGAGCGATTTTGGTCGTTATTTATACAAAATAAAAATATCGAGAGGGGCCAAGGACGGGGGCGCTGTCGCGCCGGTGTTCTTTGCGCTCCGCGCTTACCGCGCCCCCTTCAGCCTTCTCAATTTTCCACGCACCACACGGGGTTCGTCGTGAACGCCTCTGCGTATTCACAGAGGAACGCGCCCCAGTACGCAAAGGCATCCGAGACCCCATAGTAGCCATAGAGGTACAACGAGCCCGCATAGCCACCATTGCTGGCAACGCCAAGCAATCCAGCGCCACGCAAACCGCTTGTGCCAGCAGGATTGTAATAGCCGTCACAGAAGAATGTACTTGAACTACTACCCAATTCCTCCTTCGGAAAGAATGCCAGATTCTTAAGCGTATATTCCTTTGCATACAGCCATGCGCCAGATTCTGCAACAGGCCCTTTCGCAATCTGCGTGAGACCTGTAACACTGGAAAGGCTCATCTCAGTGCCGTCGATGTTGTTGTCAATGAAAAGCGACTGAGACTTGTCTGCATTACATTGTAACAGCATATTCTCACTCATGCATCCAAGATATTTATAGTCATTCTTCAATCCATAGAATGAAGGAATGTTGCCGATGGCCTTGCTGGCGCCATTCTCTGTGATTGTCGTACTGATCAGTCCTGTCAAGTCTCCCTTATCAACACCGACATCCAATCGGATATACGGGTAATAATGGAAGTTATTATTCCAGTCAGCCGGAAGGTCAATACCGTTACCGGTTCCTCCCTGGCGCAGTCCGTTGGCATCCAGAGTAGCATTGAACGCCGCCTGAATATTACGGTTTCCGAAGATCACTCTTTTCAAAGCTGCTGTAACATACTGCATCACACGCTCGTTGGCGAACCACAGCGTGCCGTTCTTGCGTGCTGCAGTACGTAAGGATGATATCGCCATATTTGTCACCGGCTTGCACAACTGCGAATTATACTCACTGTCGAGCGTCGCATCATTGTTTCCACCTCTGAACTGTGCTGTACTGTTGACCACACTCATCAGCTTCGAGTTCGTGCGATCCATGGCAGCATAGCCAGCACACGAACGACTACCCACAGGAATGTAGTAGTTCCAATATCCCGGACGAGGGCCTGTCAATGAGAATGTCTCACACAATCCCACCTCATCCTCATACATCTGGTAATATAACGGAACATTCCATCCCCACTGATAGTGGCCGGCAGCGCCCGCCAGATCTGCGTTAGCACCGCTTTCCTTCTTGTTGTGGTTAGAAGCCAGCAGTTTCTCGCGGCTGTGGTTGTTCTGCACCAGATATCCGCCAAGACCGATGGTGCGGGCAAAGGCCCTTCCGAGGTCGAGGTCACCGATAGCGGTTCCTACCGGTGAAGAATTACCACGGGGCCATCGTCTGCCAAACCATGGAATGTTTCCATTGACGGAAGAAGCTGCAATAAGGCCGAATTTTCCTGCCACCGTGTCATAACCTAGCAGATGCACGTTTGCACCGGCATTCAAGGTTTCCAAATCTTTTGCTTTCTGTTTATCCATATAATTCTTGTTTATGGGTTAGTTCTGTGAATTAATCACTCTGGCTGTATAATTTGTCGTATAACCGGATATGTTTGTGCGCATATCCGTGTCATATACTAGAAGGATCTCCACTGTATCTCCTGGTCCCATCTCCCTATTTTCCCATCGACCATTATTCCAATGTGTAAGAAGAGGGTACTGCTCCTGGTTTTCTGTATTGACCCTGCCATAGATTTTGAAGTTATTCGATGACAGATCTGCATGTACAACCATTCTCACACAGAAGGGAGAGTCGCCACTGCTCAGCAACATCTTGACATCATTCAGCGTTGGTAGGTATATCCCTGGCGTGCTGGTTAGCGCTGTTGTCACTATCAACACGTTGCTCTCTGTCAGGCTGAGGGTCTGCGTTCGGTCGCCAGTCACAGATACCTTTTTAAACTTCCATCCGCCTACCCATCCATCGAGGATTCCAATGCCATGGCCCCAGAAGGCGTAATTTCTGTCTGCATTTCTGGCCGACAGTATCATGGCATAGTTGGCACCAAGACCCCAGTAGTCATTATTATCTTCGTTCTCGAAACGAGCAACTGCACGTAGTCCTGATGACACAGGAAGAACATTACCGCCTATGCCGGCAAACGCTGCCCTTTTATCATTTCGGAAGATGATGTATGCATCATTCTCGAAACCAGTATTGACCATACCAGTGCCGGAGATATTGAACCCGGCCACCTTTCCACTCTGTATCACTACTTCGTTGAATACTCCCTGGTTGCATTCCACCCCATCAGCTCGGGCCCTGAATTTCACATTGTTCTCATTATCGAGAATAACAATCTCACCATTAGCATCACGCTGGTATGCCGAAGTGCCACCAACCTGCACGTATTCCACACCGAGGTTCTTTATCAGCGCATATTCTGCCAGCATTACCTTGGTAGCCACGATATCGAACTTGTCACCCAGTCGCCAGTATGCCTCCCATCCAGATGATACACCCGGCTCCTTATCGGCAACCTTGGTATGGCTCTTCTTACATTCGTAGAAATAGTTATTATGAATTACGACATCATAGAACCGCTCACCCTCTGCACCTTGCATAAACGGGAATCCCAACACACAGTCCGACCAGTTCTGTGGGCCACGCAACGCCGGACCTTTGGAGCCTTGCGCTCCATGTCTTACTACTGTCATTGACGGCAGTTCTGCCAGTACATCACTACCTGTTGTCGACAACAGTCTGAAACTGAGTTTCTGCATACCCTGTGGCATCGACGAAGAGTGTATGCCGTAATGCATGCGGATAGTCATATTGCCTTCCTGAAAAGACCCGCTAGTCTCTTGCCATTTTGTGCAGTCGGTCCAGCTTCCTTCATCAATCTTGTATTGGCCCTTATATGGCGTATTCTGACTCCAAAGGAACAATTCTTCGCTCTCGGCCCCTACGGTCTTCAACATGCTGATATCCACATACGGAGTAAGGATATGGCCGTCACTGTCTGCGACAAGATATCCTACCGACGGCAAGATGCTATAGCTTACCGCAGCAGCGCCGTCTTCCATGTATTTATACGGCCCCATCCATTCGCTGGCAGCGATAGTGTCCGTAGCGGTATTGTTGATGGCCGTGGCCTGGATCACCCAACAGGGTGTTCCATCCGTCTCAGGTATCTGCTGCGACCACCCATTCAGGTTGCCGCTCAGCAATCCTGTAGCAAACGTATACACAAGATCGCTGCTTGGCTTTTCCGGTGCAGAACTTCCACGCTGATACAGGAACACCGGTGCCGTGTTAACGCCATTCTCGGTCATCCTGACCGGCGTAGGCCATGCATTGGAAGCGATAGTGGCTGTACCGGTATTGCTGCTCACTGTGACTGCTGTCACATAGACAGGATTGCTTCCATTCGGTATGGTACGCGACCACCCGTTCAGGTCACCACTCAACGAATCGGTAGAGAAAGTGTAAGTCAGTATTGCCGAGATGCCTGCCGAGTCTAGTGCTGTAGCACTGCGCTTGTATAGCGTGATGACGGCATTACTATATCCTGCCGGTCCCTGAATACCCTGCTTTATCACAGGGATACCCAGTGAAAATACGATATTTCCTTGTGTATCCAACAGTTCTGCCAACAGACTGTCAGAGCCTTCAGCAAGCGAAGATTTGAACGATGCCGTATTGCCCCAGTCACTCTGACCGAAATACTCCTTCACACCATTCTGCACGGTGTATGTCCTTAAAATCATATCTGTAGACAGAGCGGCAGCGCCGACACCCACCCGTTTCCACTGCTTAATGGTAATCTGCTCGTTGGGGTTCACGGGAACGCCATTGGCGTTGGCGGCTATAGAAGCCACATTCGCGGTGATATAGTAGCTCACAGCATCCTTTCCCCGTACGTCGCTCCATTCATACAAGGAGCCGTCAAGGCTGTCTGCAGCAGTATTGTCACTCAAGAACCCTATGTAGTTGTACACCTTCGAGGAGTCTTTCTCCACGTCGAATGACGATGGGTATGCCTTGCCTCCTGCCGTCGTCTGGTCTAGTGTTGTCGCCCATGCCACATGTACGTATGCAGAAGCTCCTCTCTCACCACGAAACACGCCACAGTCCTGCCATACCTCACCAGTCCACGAATATAGATGACCGTCGGCACTACATACGTATGAAGTACCAACTTCGGCATCAGAAGAATAGCTCACCCATTGCAGCCGTCCTCCATGCATACGGGCAGACTTTTCGCGACCATCATCCACCACCAGCGCACGTTTCCCCTGAATGGGTTCTGGCAGATCTTCATCTGATGCATAGACTCCCATCACCTCACCGGATATCTTTACACTGGTTCCCGACTCACCGGTCATTCTTGTGTACGTTGTTGAACGCAACACCCATTCCTTGTTAACCTGCTCGTAGTAACGGCTTCGCATCCAGACATACGGGTATGTGTTATTGGGGAGAGGCATGCTTGGCTGCCACGACCCGGAAATAGACGGGGCCGTAGTCTCATTATCCGTCACCGTGTCAAATGACAGGCCATATCTCAGCTCCGTATAGTCGGGAGCTGACAAGCCGTCTTTCGGTGCCGGAAAAAGATTTTTTACTAGTGTCAAACCCATAGTTATGCTCTGGATGCATTTATGCGGACAGAGATTCCGCCCTTTTTATTGATGTTTTCGTACGTCAGCTGTGCCACGGTCATATCGGTGATAACTGAAGAGTCAGCTGCTTTGATAAGCACATAGCTGAATGTGAATCCCGTTTCCTCTTGACCGTTATCCCTCCTTAACACCTTGGGGGTGAAGGTTACAGTCTCTCCCGGCTTCACGAAGTCACTCGATATATTGCAGCCATCCACAATATACAGCGGGTCGTGGATATCCGTCACCTCAAAAGTCTTATAGTATGTCTTGCCACCGTATGCTGCACCAACACGGAAGGTTTCCACACCCTCCACATAGGCTTGGTATATCTTTATCTTGTTGTTCGTGATTTCCACGATACCAGCAGAATGAGATATCGTCTGCCAGGTATTATTGACAAGGCGCTGGAAGGTATATATTGCACCACCGACAGGATTGCCTGCCAACTGCAGGTATGCAGAGTACTCCACCCAGTCGTTGTCGTTCGACAACACATTATCTCCTATGCCGTCCTCTCCTGTCACGCTCAGTATCAAGTCATAGACATCACCGGCAGAGGAGTGTACGGGAATCTCCTGTACACACGTAAATTGACTGCCACGGTACTGCCCGACAAAATAGATGAATTTGTTGGTATAGTCGTTCTGCGATGCACTGACCAGATTATCCTTGATACGCAGGGCCGGATAGGTCTGTCCGTTCTGTATCTTGGTGGTCTTCTCAAACATCGTCGAATAGGCTGCCTTGACATCTCCATTGGAGTCAAGAATGCCGGCATTGTCGCTGATATTATTGTAATACCACTGGAATCCTGTAGCCGACGGTTCGATGATCCTGCCAAGCTTCGATGAGAATGCCTGTGGGTACAACAGGGCATTATGTACCGAGAAATCCGTCTGCTCCACGTTACCTGTAGTGGGGTTGTAATAATGGTGCAGCCCGTATCCTGCATCGATATCCACACCCATCCCCGGTGTGATATGGTCGCCGTCTTCAAAGGCGAATAGGTTTTTTATCGCACTTATTTCCATAGCTTGATATTTTTAATGATTTCCATTGCTTCCTTCTCACTGACAGGCTTTGCTTCCTTCCGGATGCTATCGTCTGCCGTCACCAGGTCTCCTGATGTGACGATGTAGCCTGTTTTTTTACTGCCCTTGCGGTACTTTGCCACATTCAGTGCATGGGCCGACTCTGCTGTTATCAAATAGTAATCCATATTATGCGGGTAATGTTGTTGTCGGGAACTGGGCTACCAACAGGATGCCATCGTCATCTGCCAGACATTTGTCCTGCTCGTCACATATCGGCATGAAGCATGACAACTCACGGGCCAATATGCCGTATTGCGGATCGCCATCTTGAAGGTCGCTGCGGCGCATGATGCATTCAGGAGCATGAGACACCAGCTCCAGGGAATTGTCACCGACTGCAAAATACAGAGAGATATCAAAATAGCTGGTAAGGTTTTTGATGTCACCATGATATCGGTCTGTTACCTTGGCTTCCATGACAACCATGTTGGAGTCGGCAAAGACATATTTGCCCGTAGGTAATTCCACATCCTCCTGATACTGGCCATACCAGCGTCTGAGACGTGTGACAAAGGTTCGTTCATCATCACCATAGGCGGTGGAACGCACTCGGAGAAGGACATCCTGTATATAATCCTGGTCTACCATGATCTGCTTGCTGCCACTTCCGCTGACGTACCATAGACAGTCATCAAAGCTGTTGCTCCATGCACTGCCGGTATACCATTCCCATCTATAGGTGCACAGTGTGTCGGCAATATCCTCATCACCATCTTTCAGTTGAACGGGTATGGCAAACTGCCCCCATTTCTTGAATGGCGACAGCGTAGTCTTGCTCTTCCACAAACCGGTAAACAATGTCACGTTCCTGTTGGACTCCGGTTCCGTCAGCAGCTGCTTCTCGTACTTGTCAAAGCGCAGCACATCTCCTGTCCGTGGATCTTTGAAATGCGCCGTCAGTTTGACGGTAACAATCTCCGTCAGACCTACGTTATATTCTATCGCCAACATCTTAGTGCTTGGATCGATGAGATAGTCAACGCCCTGTACCAACCGCGTTGTCACACCGTTATTGTACGATTCCAATATCCATGTCACCTCCCTGAGTTGCGTGGTATAGTCACCTGCAGGCAAGATGCCGTCAGGATCCTGCACCAACAGTTGCGGTTCCAGGACAAAGGGCGCCAATGTACGGTTGGGCTTCCATGACGATTTGTCGCCATTATATTTCTGCATGCTGCTGCCACCTTTCTCCAATACCTGGAACACGGTATTCAAAGGCTGGTAAATGACCTTTCCTCTCTTCTTTTTTATCATAGTTCTATCGAATATTCTGTTTCTTTGGTTGCTATTTCCGGGATAGCCACCTTACACCTATATGCCACACTACTGCCGACATCCCACGATCCAGGGACATCAGTGTCGCTGTCTATTGGTAGCGAGAGGCCACAGCTGCCTGTGGGGTGTAGCGTGTTCCACACCTCATCGCCATCGGCATCGCTGCTGATTCGCGTCCAAGTAATGCTCATCAGACCTATCTCTGCCTCTGTCAGCTGCATCTCCGCGTTGTACACAGCAACAACCAGTGTGGTCTGCCAATGGGTGTTGGCCCTGAATCCGTCACCGGCTGTAGAAACGATATCCAGCGACATATTGGCACCACCCAGCAGACACGTCCAGTCGGTATTGTTGAATCTCGGTTCCCTGCCGACAGTGGGCTGGGCCACCGATGCCCTCCAGAAGCAGCCACCCCACCACACATGGTCGGTATAGTATCCTTCCTTGGTGCTGTCGTAGCCATGGATATATTGTCGGGTGGCATCCCAGATACCACAGTCTCTTACCGTATATACAGGATTACCCTGATAGTCCAGGCGAATAATATCCTGCACGATGAGTCCTCTGGCATAGATATACGGATGGCGTTTGTTAATGGGCAGTCCTTGAAGTATATCCAGATCGGGAGGCACTCCGATAAAGGCGCTGTAGTTCGTCTCATCGATCTTTGGCTGAGTGACACCCTGCAGGAACAGGAACCTGCCGTCTTCTGCCGACACGAAGAACACGTTCTGTCTGGCCGGATCCAGTGTGTTGCCCCAGCGTATCATTCTGGCAGCAGCTGCAGGAGCATAGTTTCTGCCTCCCGGTACATCTTCATCGTCATACAGTACCACATTCATGCTGTTGGCACTGAGGTCTATGCTGTTCACACGCATCCACGATGTGCGGTAGGTTCGTGCGGTGTCGAGGTTGTTCATGGCACAGCGCAGCACATCATTGACATGGAATGTCAGCCGGTCGTTGTCATGCATCTTGCGCATCACCAGACGAATCTCCCCATTAGGAGCATACTCCACCGTATCGATAATGCCCCTGTCCGTGAAGTACGTGTCACCCTCCAGCACATTCTGATGGTTGATGACCAGCTCACGGAATACAGCAGATCCATCGACGAAGATACTGCCACAGGATATCGAGCCGTCAGGATTAAGACGTATCTCGCCAGCCTGTCCTATCACGGCACCGGCTATGAGATGAAGCAGATAGCTGGTGGCATCCTCCTGGTCTTTTCTGAGATAGGGGGCATCGTTGAGATATGACAGCAGCTCTATCAGCGCGGTACCCACGCGGTCTGCCGTGTTGGCATGCGTGCGTCGCTCATCGCGAATGCCGATCAGTGACCGCAGGAGATCGTTGTATGAGAGTGCTGCCATATATATGCTTTTTCTTATTTACAGGACAAAGGTACTTTCAAACCTTACAATATAAAACTACATGAACCGCGTGCGCTGGAACAGCGCATCTACAGCCTCTGTCAGCATTCCCTGGTATGCCTCACCATAGAATGCTGCCTCCATCTCGTTCAGCACCATGCGCGAGGCATAGTATTTACGGAAGAACCAGTCGCGCTTCTTTCGAGGATGTCCGCCAGCCTTCCGTCCACCCCATGCCGGTCCCACCTTCTTTTTCTTATCTAGCCCATGCTCTTCTCGGTAGGCTTCACCACCAGGCAACAGGAACGGCAACTGTCCGGCGTTCCACGTCCCTTCGCCACCTCGGCTGCTGTTGTAGGTACGCCCCAGCGAGTCCGTATATCCTTGGCCAAACTCCCTTCCTACACCATCGCTGATATATTTACCATATACCAGGAAAGAGTGTTCGATGGTCGTATTGGGACCACTGTGCAGCATGCCGGTGATACTGGAGCGCAGCTGACCCGTATCGATGACACGCATCTTGTCGATACGCTCTTTCCAATAGGTGACCATATTCTCAGTCCACTGTCTGCGGAACAGTTCCATCTCGCTCATGGTCTGCACACGACCACGACGGTATGACTCCCTGCGGTTCTCCGCCATGCGCTTCATCTGTCCCATAACTCTAAACTTTTAACTGTCCTTACTCTTCCCACTCATCATCGTCATACTCCAGATCAGTAGGCTCATCGTTCTGTATCTGGAAGAACAGGCCCGTGCAGCCGTTGAACGAATAGCGGCCATACTCGTTGGAGTACACGTTGCCGGTATTCAGATACATCAGTTTGTCGCCATACTTGTAGCTCTCCTTATCCTTGATGATACGCGAGAGGAACTGTCGGAACAGTTTGCGGCACAGCTGTAGCGCCTGATTGTAGCTCTCGTTATTGCCATACTCATAACCTGCCAAAATGTGGACGCAGTACACATTGCGGTCGAACCACCCTACCTTATTGCTGAAGGTATTGCTGCTAGTTGTGTCATCCACGAAAATGAAGTTCTGAGCGTCGCGGTACTCCTGTATCATAGGCTCAAGGGCACCGGGGCCGCTGCAGTAGTCCACAACAAAGCCCATCCGCTTAGCGAGTTTGTTCTTCCTGCCCAGCTCAGCAAAGTATCCCAATGCGTCAAATTGTTGCTGTTCCATATCTATATACTCTTATTTTACTATTATCCATTCGGATATTTCTTCCTGAATTCCTCTGCCTCGCGAGCCTTGGCGTCAAGTTCCGTCAATGCCCGCCAGCAGTCTTTGTCATACACGGCCTGCTCCTTGGTGATATCGCCGTCTGTCAGCGCACGGATCTGAGCGTTCATCTGCTCCAGCCAGTTCACAGATTTACCCTCCGAAGCTGCAGCAGGCTTGAAAAAATGTGGAAAAAACCGGTGCATCTCTTTCTTGATATAGGAGTACCACATCATGCAGCCTGTCAGCTCTGCATCGTCAATGGTCGTCACTCCACCGGGATACAACAGCTGAGCCAACTTCAAAGCCATCTCCGGCATCTTTCGCTGCAGGAATATCTGGTAGTACTTCTCCATCTGCAGATAATCGTGGAACCTGACACCTCGCAGAAGGCCGTCGACAGCCTTGAAGCCCTGGATACTCTCCAACCGCACATCCATGGTTTCGTAGCTGCCGACATACTCCAACTGCTGTATCATATCCTGAACCTGCCACGACTGCAGGAAAAAACGATGGCGGTGAACCTTGCCCTTCGCTGTACTGACTGGTACTGTTACCAACCATCCCGCCTTGGTATTCTTTATCACCTTGATTCCCGTGTAATGCAGCAGCATCATCGTGCGGCACGCCTCGCTGGAGTAAAAACCGCAGCCAATGACGTGCAGCGCATAGCGTAGCTGCTCCTGAGTCATCTCTTTCCAGGAACGCGGACAGGTGATGTGCAGCACACCGTCAGCCGACAAAGTGGAAGGCGCTGTCTTCTGCATGGTTCTCGTAGGGGGTAAAGTGGTTCAGTCGGTAGGCCTCACTGTCGGCATACGTGGGATAAAGCGTAAGATCTGCCTCCAAGCGGTTGATCAGCCGCATGTAGAGTTCTTCCTTCAGGTGGTGGTTCTGTGCTATCCAGGCACCGATGAACCGTTGGCAGAGGATTATCACATACATATTAGGAGCTGTCACCGTGCAAGAGGTAGCCTGTCCGAGCAATTCTTCCATGTAGGCATGGCTGATATGCTTGCGAAGGTAATTGTCGGCTGCTGCCATTGCTGGAGTGTTCAGGTCCCAATCCTCTGGTTTAGGATGGTTGATGCCGGCATAACGTTCCAGCATATCGAAGTGGTAGAACAGAGTTTCCACGTTGGCTTGACGCTGCACGGTGCCGCTCCACCCTTCTACTTTGAACAACTGATGCACCAACTGACTGCGCAACAGTCGCTCCTTACGGCGCAGTTCCCCATCGAGGGAGTCCACACGCATCTTAGAGGCAGGTGCTGTGTCCTGCGTCGATACCACACCAAAGCCGGTTGCCGTCAGTACCAAGTCAAGGCCTCGCATTTCCTCCAGGAAAGCGAGAACACAAGCCAGATGTTTCACCAGAGGGCGCAATATCTCGCCCATGGTGCTCTCGCTGCTCTCAACAGTAGCAATGCCAGGCTCGCCCAATATTTGGCAGCCTATTACTTCCAATTTACACTTGATGGCATCCACCATCACGTCGAAGATCTTCCCCTTCGGCTCACGGGCGGCAGGCACAGCCCGCTCAAAATCAGTCTTTGTTATTTCCAGATTCATCGTCGTTTCCTCCGTTATTAGTTTTTTCCTTCATCTCCTTGTTCTGATCCAGGGTGGTCATCTCGATCATCGGCACGTCGATGTCGTACTTCTCATCCCACCCATTGAAGTGCATGGTGATATGGTAGGGTACCGACATCACATCATGCCAGGGCTTTTCAATGGCCTGCTTCAGGTTGAATAGCTCGCGTTTGTCGCTGCCGCTGTTGTTCATCTGGCTCTTACCCGGCGTGGCTCCTACCATATTGGGATGAACGCCCATGGCAAAGCACAGTGAATTAGCGGCCTCGCCCATGTCCTCGCTCCAGTCGCCACCCTCTTTCTTGTCGGCTCCCAGGGCATAGATGCGCACCATGCGCGTCTCTTTACCCTCCAGCACCGTGTCGTAACTGGTAATCCATGCCTTACCGGCATTCTCTGGCTTGGTGCAGAATGCGGTGATGTTCTCGCGCTCTTTCTTGATGCGCTCCTTGCGTTTCTCTGGGTCGGTGATGCCTTCCTCGTTGCAGACATTGTTCCAGTAGTTCTTATGAATCTCCACCTGCCAACGAGGAGCTGCCGTGTTCTTGATCATATACCGCTTACCTATGCCAATCAGGCGGTAGATGTCATACCAGGCATCAATGAAGATGCTGTGGAAATAGGGTATGGGGTATATCTGACGGCCAACTGTCGGCACACGACAGACAATGGCAAACGAACGGTCGGCAGTACCGGCACTCTTCAGGCCTGTCTCCGGATCAGGTTCTCGGCCCAGCCTTACCATCAGGTCGCCCAGCGGGTCTACCTCATCAAGCATGGGATACACCTTCAGAGTTTTAGGCGTTCCCTGTCGCCAGTTGCCAACCAATACATGCTCGAATCTTCCCTTTTTGTTCCGTTTGGTGAAGCGGCAGTGGCAGGCATCCTGATGACGCAACTGCACCACCTTCTGACCATCACGACTCAGGGTAATGACAAGTACCGAGAAGAAATAGTATTTCATATCGGTGGCCTGCTCCCAGAACTGCAGGTGCAGCGCATTACGCAGGCAGAATTGCCGGATATCGGGGTCAGAGGCACGTTCCTTCGTGCCTCGGTTGAAGAACTGCAGCCCCTGGCCGTAGCAGGTCAGTGTGTTGAACTGCTGACACTGCGAGGTCACCATGTTCTTTCCTACCAGTGTCTGCACATGATAAGGCAGCATATTGTCGCCACCCCAGGGATAGTATTCGTACTGCCTGCCACCTACACCGATGGTCTCCGTATGCTCTTCGTCCTCAGCATCGGCAAAGCCACTGTCTGAGTCCTTATCATAGTGAGTGATGAACTCCGTCTTTACGCTCTCCAGAGCATCAACCACGCTGCTGGGCATCATCTCGTAAACGTCGTAGTCACCACGTTCTCCAGTCTTCAGCAAGTCTTGTTTCTCTTCCATATTTACAGGTATATTGATAGTCCGTTAATCTCGTGAATCAGGATGTCCGGCACCGTGCGGATCTGATTGCTCATCGGGTTTATTACCCGGTGCCAGCCACCTTTCCAGTTGCTGCTCGATACGAGCCAGCCCCGGTACTCGATGACGTTGCCCGTCTGCAGTTCCCACACCTTCAGGTTCACCGTCTGCTTGTGCTCCCTTGCCAGGTCCAGAATCTGCATGGCCTCGTTGATATGTATGGCTTTCTTCTTTTCCATCAGTTGAAGGTATTATCGAAAGTATTGTCAAAGATGCGCCCGGCACGCAGAAGCTGCACCACATTATGGTTGCGCTGAGCGTACTGGTAAGTGAAGGTGAAGCGGGGCTGCTCCGCATCATCATTGCTGACCTCGCTCTTCGATTCGGTGATGAGCAAGTCTTTGCCGACATTGGGATTGCCATCATAGATATTCACAATGCGCACAGAGTCGGAGCGGAATACCTCATCCCACCAGTTGGCCATAGCCACGGTCAGCGGACCGCTGTCGGCCTTGAAGGCACGGGTTTCGTCTATCTTGTAGTTTCGCTGGATCCTGCCAACGTATGCCATCGAACGCTTATACGACGGGTCTACCTTATGGATGCCGGTGCAGTAGGCCAGTTCATCCAGTCCGAAGCTGTTGACGAATATCAGGATGGGCGCACAGTCGGGCTGATCCAGGTCTATCTCATAGTCCTGATGCCGGCTGCCGGCAGTCACCGTGTAGCTGATGAGGGTTTTGTCGGCTACCACGAAGTTGTCGGGCGACACATCCAGCGTGCGGTAGTGACCGTTGGTCTGTACTGCCACCACATCAAACAGCCGAGTGGAACCGTCACTGTAGAATGCCGTACAGCTTGCGCTGTCATCGCCCTGCAAGTGCAGATACTCCAGCCTTCCCAAAGCAGTTACCTTGGTGCCCATCAGGATGGAGAGGAAGTGGTCTTCCAAAAACTGCTCTGCCGTCTCATCGCCGAAATCGGCCTTGCAGTATATGACATCAGTACTCTCTGACAGCAGCTGTGTGCCATCTTCCGCCGTAGCCGTCACTACGACTGCCAGCGTCTGACGCTGACGGGCGAAGGGTGTCAGCAGGTCCGACAGCTCACTGAGCGTAATCGTGCCGTCGTTGGGATACAGCTCTTCGTCGAACACTGTCTCACCGCCGGCAGTCACCACCACCCTCGCCTTGTCTGATGCTACAAACGTCACATCAGGTATGTTACTCGAGAATTCCTTGCTTCTGAATATAGCCATATTGCCTTTGTTTATATTGCAAAGGTAAACAAGGATGCCGGCATATAAAAATACAGAGGGCGGTATATCATCACGATGCACCGCCTCTCAAGAACCTAAACTAACTTATATAACCAACTTATCATAGGAACCAACTACTCTGGTTTGACGTAAGTATTGTACCGGATGGTGGAGTGAGGATTGAAGTTTACAACTTTCACCTTGTATCCCTTAACACCCCACCTCCACCAGAGGAACCGGTGCTTGTATTCGTGATAGACCAGTGTCGCCAGCGAGTCGCGTATATTATAATAGAAGGTGGAGTCCTGCAGCCGGAACTGCAGGTGACTCCAATCATCCAAATAACTAAAAACCTTATCATTATGGTCATACGCTGCTCGCGCAGTATCTTCAGTAACTACCGTGGTGTTCTGAACAGCATCCAGCTGCTGCACCTTGAGCCGCAGATCCTTGATGAGCCGTTCATCTATCAGGTGTTGACGGCGCAGGGCCTTCAGATATGCCGTGATGACCGGAGCGGTGGCCACCTCGACGGTGTCACGGATGGTGTCATGCTGCAGGGGCATGAATATCTGGGCGTGCGCCAGCTGCTGCTTCAGCCGGGCAATCTCTTTGTCCTTACCGCCTTGCCAAGGCAGGAATAGGGCAACGGCCATAATCAGCAGAGAAGCCCATAATGCGATTTTCTGGATTGTCTTCATTATACCTTTATGATTTTAGAATTCTGGACTTTATATCTGTCATATCCCAGGAACATGTTGGCTTCAGCCACGCGGCGTTTCATGAGTCCCACCAGCTGCTTGCCGGAAGAGTACGTCCACTTGACAATCTGGTCGGTAATCTCTTCGTCAGCAGCGCCCAGCAGGATACGCTTACAGAGCGTCGACTTGGTGAAGTTGCCGGCACCCAGATTGAATATCCAGGAGACCAGAGCGTCAAACTGTTCCTGCCGGAAGTTGATGCCAAGTACATTTAACTGCCGCTCGATGGGGGCGATATCCTCTACCAGCAGGTCTTCAGCCTGCGCCTCAGTGATGGTCTGCCCCATCTTCACGCCCTTGGTGTGCCCCCACCCAATAGTGGGTACTCCAGCCGGACAGCGATAGGCTTTCAGTCGCAGGCCTTCAAAGTCTTTGATAAGCCCCTTGCCCCGGTTGCTAGTGGTCATTAGTCTCATTTTCCTGCTTGATTTGGTTCAACGTGTTTCGTACCTCATTACGGAACTGGCTCATCTGGTTAACCAGGAAAGCAGCGACTCCGAAGATACCCAAGGCAGCCGAGAGGGCTTCGCCGATGTACGTCAGCGGACCGGCACCGATATCCTGTGTCATCAGGAATGAGACGAAGGCCATGACGATGGCACTTAGGATGAGAGCAACGGCTGACATGTGCTGTATCCAGTCCTTTGTATTCTGTTTCATACGCTTCTTTTTTCCGCAAAGGTAAGCACAGACACGGGATAGTAAAAATACAGAGGGTGGCGCATCATCACGACGCACCGCCCTCAAAAAAATGTAAAAAAATGTGTTTCTGTCTGTTTACACCCGCCGCCAGATGGCCCACACAACGGTACCATCCTGCTCGGTGGTGGTCGAGTAGTCATGCTCCAGCATGTAGCCGACCACATCGTCTGTTGGCAGCATCATCATGGGTGTCAGTTCATCCATGATCTGGAGTGTGGTCTTGTTCTCCTGGATATAACCCTCCTTGGGAAGGTTCTCTCGGAACTGGAAGTAGCTGTCGAGCAACTTCTGCTGCAGCTGCTTCTCACGGTTATTTGTCTCGCTCTGGCTCATATCCTAACAGTTTTTCAAGGTTCTCAAACTCTTTTCTAATCTCCCGGAGGTCGAAGGCCACGCGGAAAAGGCCGTCCTTCGAACCGTCCTTTTCCTCGTAGGCAGTCTTCTGAAGTTCATCCTCGGCATACTGCAACCTGCCGATGATGCAGTCCACATTGCCGGCCTCGCACAGGTGGTTCACCGCCTGAAGCACCTCTGGCGTCATATTGATAATGCTCATACGGCACCTCCTTTCTCCACAAACCAAAGGCCGTTCCTCTTTAGGCGGAGCAAATCGCCCTCGACTGCATACTCGGAATTCTCGGCCGTGACGTGGTACACCAGCTTGCCATCTTCTGCCTTATGACAGCCTTCCACGCAGGGCAGCAGCATTATGTCGGTCACGTTCCTGCCTATCTGCTGCATCATTTGATAGTCATTGTTCATTGCTCGGTTCCTCCATCATTAGGCCGCTCTCCTGAGGGCAGTTCGACATAGGGGGGGGTAATTCCGTGTTCCTCTTTCCACTGGTGGGACAGCTTGCTGTGCTGAGACCATAGCAGAGTGCGCTCCTGCACGAAACGGTCGTGGATGTCGGTGAGCTGCTGGCGCGTCCGCATGTTCACAGCCTGTATGGCGTTGTGAAGCTCCATCTTCAGACGGCGGTGCTCCAGGCTCTTCGCCTCGATGGCGCGGTTCTTGGCCTGTGCCTCGTCAATCTTCGACTGGCGCATCTGCGTCTCAATCTCAAACAGCTTGGCGGTGTTTTCCTCGTGCGTCATCATGCTGCACCTCCTTCCAGCACCGAGGCCAAATAATAGAGAGCGAAGCAGAAGGCCATAATGAGCGGACCACCCACATAGCACTCCAGCTGCTCCTGATGTTCGCGACACCATGCCGTTGCACGTTGTTTCAGGCTCTTCACGGCTGCTTCCACCTGTGAAAGCACCGAGGGCTGAGCCACCTGCCCAATCTGAATTGTCTGTTGCATATTGCATCATCTTTCAAGCCTGCCGGCGTACCGCACCGGCGCAGAGACAGAGAAACGGCTGCACTTCCCGTTGCTTGAAAGATGATGGCTTCTCCGGAGAGCAGTTTAATCTTACGAGAAGGCAGCCGCTATAGGGTTGCACTGATGGCATAAAAAAATGCCCCGAGTTGTTACTCCGAGCGTCTGACGTGCGCCCTGCCGGATAGACTACTATCATCTTTCAAGCGGGGGCAAAGGTACAACAAAATCCCGAAACCTGCAAGAGATTTCGGGATTTTTTTAGATTTCCGCACTTATTTAGACGTTTTTGTTATATATTGGGGTGGAAGTTGGTATCTAAGAACGATTTTTCCATGCTTACGGATCAAAGAGAAATCACCATTACCTATTATATCCATACCTATGCAAAGGTCTGTGTCCGCATGGACATCTTCATATTCTGCCAGCCTTTGGAAGTTGAATGTGTACGGTCCTATATTAAGGCTGGTCATGTACAGGTTCTTGCGCAATGCACTGTCTACACCTCGAAGTTGTACCTTGGAGAACGCAACAAGTCCCAACTGCCTTGCTGCCCTTGCTGAAATACAACTGCCAGTAGCGCCTGTATCCCAAAAAGCGTTGCACACCAGGCTTGCGCCAGTTTCAGGATTCACAATCTCTGCTTCTGAGATAATCATCATCTTCTCAGGTACATTAATGTCGTAGTCCATCTCCACTTCAAGCACCTTGCCCATATTATCTAATCATTAGAGGATGAATATTGAGTGTGTAGCAACTGGCATCACGACCACACAACTGTGCTTGATAGGTGCCAATTCTGTGGCCACGAGAATCAGCATCCCTAATTAGTTCCTCCAACGTTTCGCCAAGAGCCACCACCTGATGGTTCTTGATGGCAACATAGCGGTCGGGGAAAAGTAAATAGAACGTGTCGATATTCCTTATAAAGAAATCGAGTTCGCTATCCAGATTAACGTCATATCCTTCCATACACCACATATTTGTTGCAAAGGTACAAAATTTTCCTTGCATCGAGCAAGGAATGAGCAATAAAGTGGAAAGAGCCGGAAAATTCTTGGCTTTCGTGGCAAGTCGCCTCGAAAATCATGGCAAGTGTCGCCCATCAGGCGGCAAGTCGTGGCAAGTCACACGGTGATTTGCGGGAATTTTCCAGATTTTTCCACTACCTCTTAACCCGAAATGCCCATCATGAGGGTATTTACGGGGTGTGGGGTGCGCAAAGTGCACCCCACGTCGGGAATACCACCCCCCACCGCCCTACGCCCGCGAGCGACTTGCCTCTCTTGCCAAAGCGGAATATGTCAGGCTTTTTTACTTTGTAACGTAGTGATTGTTGTTGGGGAGTGTCATTTTCGCGAGGCCACGAAAATGGTGGGGCACATCCGCGGTCATGGCTCAACAAGAGACATGAAAAAGCCCCGGCGCAGGCTCATGCGTCGGGGCGGGTGTGATTAGTAAACTACGTTGAGCCCTAGGCAAAACGATAGGAGCCGATTTTCTGTCCCACGTCGGCCAGTGCGCGGTTGAGTGTCTGCTTCTGCTCTTCGTTGAGTGTGTAGACTTTTCCTCGCACGGGCGACCCGTTAATGCGCTGGTGCAGCCATGACGGCTCCTTGTGGAAGTAGGTGCGTGCGATGTACGACCAGGGAATGAGTTTGTACAGCTCATCGTCAATCTGCTCACGCATCAACTCATGGCCTATTTCCATCAGGTTCTTCTCTGTGACAGCCAGTTGCCGGTGCAGCATGTCGCTCACCATCTGGCGCTGCTCAGGGCTGTCGGTAGCCTCCAGCTCCTTCACTATCTCGTCGATGCGCTCACTGGCATCTTCAGGCTGTTCCCTCATCAGGCGTTCTGCCTCCTTTATCAATTCTTCGTTCCTGCTCATAATTCATTTTGTTTTTAAGTGGCCACCCGTCTGAAGGGGTGGCCGTTGTTGTTACTCTTGCTCCAGTTTCTTTCTTTCCTTGTAGAGAGGTATCAGGCAGTCAAGGTAGTAATCAACCTTTTTCTCAAACTCCTCATTGCTCTCACCTGAAAGACCTCTGAACTTCAGCATTAGGCTCAAAGCTTTTTCTTCTTTGGCAATCCTTTTGTCTAACTCTTCTTTGTTCATCGTGTTCTGATTTTTGGTTCAACACTCTTGTTTACTAATCACGATGCAAAGGTACATAGAAAGTTTTATATGTGCAAGTTTTTGCATAAAAATTTTTATATGCAATGAAAGATTTAACATTTGAGAGCCTAAGGCCTAAGTCAAACAGGTACTGACAACAAGGGCAGTTGTCAGCCACCAAAGTATGAAGTGAAGCCCGTCGATGGTTGCAGGGCGTAGGCCGGTATGAATTTCTCCACGCCGATGCACAGGGTGTCGAACGCATCGCTGCCGTCGGTGCGGGCCTCCAGCCGGTCTTCCTCTGTCTCAGCCAATTTCTCACCTCGCTTATCCTTCTTATCGTTGTAGATGGCGGCGGTAGTGATCGAGAGAAGGAGGTCTGCATTGTTATCCTGGTTGATAAAGACCTGATGGGCGGCCTTGCCTACGAACATGCGGTTGATGAGGTGGTACTTATCGACGTGGTGCATGGGATTGCCGATGTACACCTGCTCCACTACCCAACCGGCAGCAAGCAGCAGATTGGTGATGAGGATATAGAAGTCCTCGTTGGTGTTGGCACCGTAGCCCTGCCCCTTGAACGTACTGTCGAATACGAAGTACACCTGACGGTTCTTGTGGTAGGCATAATAGACGTTGAAGAGCGTCACCAGCGTATCGAGGGTGTCATATTTCACATAGAACGACTTCAGCACATAGAGTTTGCCGTCAATGCCCACCTGGCCGACCACCAGCCAGTTGATGTTGGTGTTGGCATCAAAGGCTATCACCAGCGGGGCTTTGGGGTCACAGTCGGCATCCAAGCGGCTGTCATCTGCAAGATTGCCCACTTGTTCCAGGCTGAGATTCGATATGTTGGGAGCGGTATAGTAGTTTACGCTCTCGCGCATGGAGCCATAGAAACCGTCGCGGGCTATACCAATGTGCTTGCACATAATCGACGTGGCAAACGTCAACGGTGGCAGGTCGCGTTTCATGCGACGTATGAAATCTTCGCCCAGAATGGCTATGTTGTAGATGCTTGGATATCGACAATAGAGTAGCGTGTTCTTCCGGATGATGAATAGGTCGCGCTCTATGCGCTTCAACTCCTGCTCGTAGTATTTCAGTCGCTCAGGATGCTCCTTCATGCGCTGTTTCACCTTCCATCGTTCATACACCAGTCCTTCCAGACATTGTTTCAGTTCCGGGTCCATCTGCTTCTCGTAGTTCATGAACCAGGACCCTTTCTTTGTGGTGGCTGTGTCGCAGGTGATGGTCAGCCCGTGGTGAAGGTGACATTTCTTGAAGTACATCTCATTGCCACGGTTGGTCTGCATGGTCTCGTTTTTCAGTTTCTCATAGTCCACAAACTTTGCTTCGTCTATCAGGACGTGATCAATAGACATACCATTGCTCATTCCCTCGCGGTCCTGGCTGATGATCTGACACACGCTGCCGTTGTAGAAACCGATGCAATTTTCCCAGTTCTGCGGGGTGAAGATAGGATCCTTCCACTTCAAGGCCTTCCACGGTTTCTTACCAACGGTGTAGTGGACGTCGCGCTTATAGCCCCATCGCTCCCAGTGTACCAGGAGCGATGGCAGTGTGGTAGTGAGACACTTCTTATAAGATGGAGAGACGAAGCCTGTAGTAGAGCCTGGCATGAACTGAAACACATCTATCTGACGCTTGGCATCTATCATACCTTTGCCGGTACCACGCCCCATCTCGCACACCAGGTCACGCGGCGACAGCAGGAGCGGATACAACTGTGCATCGTTGAAATATTGTCTGAGTTTCTCTGCCATAGGTGTAAAGAGGTGTAAAGAGGTGTAAATTGGAGGTGTAAAGAGGTGTAAAGAGGTGTAAATTGGAGGTGTAAAGAGGTGTCTTTTACACGTCATCAGCGGTCGAAGGCACCTCAGTATATTCCGCGTAGTCATCGTCCTTTGCATACTGCTTGATGAGTTTGTCGCGCAGCTTACGATGATTCTTAGACATGGTGATGCCTGCATCCCTCGGATCGTCAGACGGTTCCATCTCCTTGGGTACGATACGGTCAAAGGCCATGTCGGGCGTGTCCGGCTTATCCGTCTGGTTATTCAGGATGTAGTTTTTCTGCATCGAGGCCACGGCCCGCCAGTCACCGTCACGACGCGCGGCGGTGCGATCCTCCTCAATCATCTGGTTCACGCGCCACCGGGCAAACTCCTTGGTGGTGGCCTCCAGGTTGCCTATGAGGATTTTCAGGATATGGATATCATCGTAGGCCTGGCTCTTTCCGACGTGAAAGAGTTGTATACAGCGAGAAACCAACTCCTTCGGTGAAGTCTGCGGATAAGAGCGCCAGTAGGCACTCAGTTCTCGCAGCCGCTCCACGCGCTGGATGGTATCTTCCGGCACCAACTGTGTGCGCAGTTCATCGGAACTGACAGGAAGATACTCGCTGTATTGGTCTATGTTTACGGGTACACTCATATATCGATGTCACGGGTCATTCTTCTCAGGTATCCCCGGCAGGCTTCGTCAGCAGCGGGGCTGCCGGCATCCACCAGATCGAGGTTCTGCTTGCGCAGGCGAAGGGCAGTCTCACTGTAGCCCTTCATGAAGGCACGACGGGCAGGATTGCCAGGCGTATTGATGTCATCCCTGAACTCCTTTTCGTCAAAATCCAATAATGCGGAAATCTCCGCTGGGGGAGTCAGTTGACTGGAGAGGTCTTGTATTTTGTTCAGTAAGTCGCTGGAATAGTCCATTCAGTTGTATAGAATTGTCATCTACTATGTCACGGAAGCCACAATATTGCTCATAGAATATTTCCTGGGAGGTGGTGACCAGCGTACACTCGGCGCGGTCGCCATACGTCTGGTTCTGACTGCTGATGACTGTCACCGTCCATCGGTCATTCTGCACCAGTACCACCTTTGAGTGGTTCTGACCCAGGTACACGGCATCGAAGTTCTGCTGCATCTCCTTGTAGAGTTTGTAGGTTTTCTTCGAGGCCTTCAGGTCTGCCAGCAGCACACTTTTCAGTACCAGGTCTTTTTTCTTCAGGTTGTAGAAGCCACGGAGGAAGGCATCAGACGTGGAGAAAGTCGAGACGTACACATCGGCCGGACCTGTCTGTTCCAGGATCCAGCCCAACAGTCCCAAGGTATGAAGGCCACGCCCCAGATGCGACTGCAACGGGTGCGTGGCCAACGGACGCAGGATTTTACTCGGACTCTTGCCCTTGCTCATCGTTCTGCGGGGTTTCGGTATTGTCCTCAGCACCAGCGGCTTCGAGACTAACCTTAATGTCACACTGTAGCAGCTGCTCACGACGCTCATCGGTGAGCGTGCGGCCACACTTCAACAGTACATCGACGCGCTGCTGGATGCGCTGGCGCAGACTCTCGAGAGTCTTCTTCTGCTCATCATTGAAGTCTTCCTCCTTGGCAGCGGCGGCCAGCTGCTGCATCTGGGGAAGGTTCTTCGAGATGTAACTGTCAGCATTCTTCAATTCTTTCTCCTGTTCAGGAGTGAGTGTCGGAGTCTGATCAGCAGCACCCTCACCATCAGAACCGCCATCAGCGGTCAACTGGTAATCATCGTAGCGGGCCATATCCTGCTTGTACTTGTACCAGGTATCCTTGAGCACCTTCAGGTACTCGTAGCGGTCGCAAGGCTCTGTCAGGCTCTTGCAGGTCTCGTAAGCCTCCTTGATTTTCTTCCACCGCTCGGCATTGGCAGGCCAGATGGCCTGTATCTCGGCAGGCAACTGGTCGTGGTCAGGACGGATGCCCTTGCGGACATACATCTCGTTACCGCCATCCTGCTCGGCAGGCTGCTCAACCGGCAACAGTTCTGCACCACCCTCTACAGGGATTGGCTCTTTCTCGATGATTACCTGCAAATGCGGCGTAATCTCGTTGTCGAGTTGGATGACGTCACGGATGGTCTGGCCATCCTTGCGAATCTGAAGGAACCGGCGCAACTTGTATTCCAGGAATGACAACATGCGCTCAGGACGGTGCATGATGCGCTGGAACATGGCGTGGTCACGATTCAGGGAGAGCAGCAGCTGGGCGCCTGCCTCAATCTGTTCACGTGTAGTATGCTCACTGTCAAGCCAGCGGGCAATCTGTTCGGTAAATTTTGGATCTATCATATTCTTGGAAATTAAAAGCGGGGCAATCTCACCGTCTTAGCGTGTGAGACCGCCCCACGGTCACGTTATTTACGACATGAAAGGACCTTCTTATGCAGCAGGCTTCAGTTCGTCGGTAGTACCGAGGAACGTACCGTCAGAGGTCGTGAACTCACCCTCGTAGAAGGGAGCAGCAAACTCATCGGTCACACTGATACTAATGTTGGTAACATTGGAATCAGTAGCTGTCTTGCCGAATGACTGGTCTATCTCCATTTCAGCCTGGTAGAGAGGATTGCCGAAGAGACGGCACTTGCCGTCGGCCATCGGAATGAGGAACACAACGTCATCGTTGTTCAGATTGGAGATGAAACCTGTGACTTTCTTTCCTGTGCCAGGAAGAACAAGTTTAATCTCGTTGAGCATGGTCTTGGAGCCGTAACTGCCTTGACTTTTTGAAGTCGGCTCGCTCTCGTTGGGAACGAGGGCGAAGCGTTTCCACAACTTATCGGCATACAGTTCGATGTTGCTCTTGATGACAGCCACGTCCTCCATCTTGGTAGCCGCAGAACCGGCAGGACGCGGGAACGTCTTGATGTCACGGCGTGGCACATAGTAGCCATGGTTACGGGTACCAGGCAGCGACTTGTCGCCCATGCAGAAGTCGATGTCCTCGTAGAGAGCGGCATCGTCTGCGCAGCGTACAGTTGATGTATTTTCAGCCATTGTGATTTACTATTTACGATTTTCTGTTTACTATTGAATAGAAGCGGGCGGCGGCCCTACGCCTTTTAATCCAAATACCGCCGCCCATGAAAGACTACAGCGTGTAGTACGTCGTACCGCTCTGAGGAGTGGTGTCGGTCGTCAGTACATACTTCGAGCCGCTCTTGACATACCATCCCTCGCTCTTCGGGTTCTTGCCCGTAGTCGTGGTGACGGCAGTGTAGAAGCGAACCACATTCAGCATCTCCTTGTTGATGGAGAGGTACTGCTCGCCATAGAAGAGGTTGGCGATGAAGTCCAGATCGTAGTGAGAGGTCAGCGACTTCTCGACCAGGAACGTCTCATCCTGACCGCGCTGGTTCCAGAGCGAGAGGATGTTGGTGCGCGGTGTGAGCGACAGATAGTTGTCGGGCACATTGGCCAGCGGCACAAACTCCACGTTGGGAGCGCCCTCCAGCGATGCCTTCTGGTACTGCTGGTTGTAGGGCAGCGAGCCGTGGTTCTTCTGATAGCTCTCCTCATAGAAGTGCTTGGTGCGGTCGCTCATGAAGAGCTTCAGCTTCTGTGAGCGCAGCTTGGGGCCGATACCCTTCCAGGAACCAACGCCAAAGAACCAGTCCTTCAGCAGTTCCTCAGTGTTATCACCGTCGAAGGCCTCGGGCAGGAGATAGAAGTTTCCTTCCTCCTGTGACATCTTGTCGGCAGCGATCTCCACGTCCTCGATGGCCAGGAAGCCATTGAAGAGGTCGTGGGTGGTGGTGCCGGAAGCGTTGCGCTTGGCCGTCCACATCTCCATGAAGAGTTTCTCGCCCAACTGAGCCATGATGTAAGCGCAGACACGCTTCACCCAGGGCACGTTCTTCAGGGCTTCGCCCTTCGTCACGTCGCTACCCCAGAGACTCTGGACGATGCTGTTAGGATCGATAGGCTCGATACAGTTGCCGAAGAAGGTCTCCAGCGTGCGCTGCACGATGGCGATATCACCATTGCCCATCTTGTACTTGTTGTAAGGGCCAATCTCGAAGTTGCCCTTCATCTCATGCACATGCTGCTGATAGCGGATGCCGGTGCGTGCGGTCATGTGATGCAGGGCAGCCTGCATGGCCAGCATAGGCATGACAATCAGCTCTGTGCGGTACTGCTGGAAACTCTGTGAGAGTTCCGCAGGGGTAAACGTGGTCTGTGGATCCACGGCGGTTGCAGGTTTAGGCATAGTTACAGAGCGTCTTTAATGGTGTTAAACAACTCGGCAGCAGCACTGATGGTGTTATCAGCACCGTCAACCACCTCTTCCTCCTTGGTGCCGGCAGAACCCTTTAGGTTCTTCACCTGCTCCTCAAGGTCATTCTTCTCCTTGGTCAGCTGGTCGATGGTCGACTTCTGCTTCTTCAGCACGTCGGAAGCCTGTTTACAGGCATCGTTCTGCTTCTTCAGCTCATCGTCGATGGCCTTCAGCTGATCCTGCGTCAGGGACACATTGCCCTGCTCGTCCGGCTTGAAGCCGTCAGTGATGGACAGCAAAGCCATCACGGCAGTAAATACTTTGATCATCTTGTTATGACTGTAATTGGTCGCGGGTTCCGGCATGAGTCCTTTCAGCATCTCCACGACCTTTTGGAGAACGCCTGTAGTTGGATTCTCCTCGCCCGTTTCTGGATTGAAGCCTTTGGGCAAGGCTGGTAGACCCATATCCTTTATCAGTGAATTAGTAAAAATGTTCCGTACATTGGTGGGCATCTGCTCCGGCTCGGTGACTTCATCCACCAGGCCGAAGTCCTTGGCATCAGTGGCCTTTATCCAGGCAGCCACCTTCATCTTGGCCTTTACATCGTCCACCGGCTTGCCGCTCTTTTCTGCGTAGATCTCAGCCAGCACGTCATCGATGGTGTTCAGCTGAGAGCGCTGGAACTGGAGGCGCTTGACCAGTTCGTCAAGCTGCTCCTTGTTCATATTGCCCCATTCAAACACACTCCCCATGGCGTTGTGAATGAGGATGAGCGCATTCTTCGACATCACCACCTTTTTGGCTCCCATAGCCATGAAGGTGGCGGCACTGGCCGACATGCCCAGGAAGTAGCATGTCACCTGGCCGTGGTTCCTGAACAACTCATAAATCTGCAGGCCGGTATTGACATAGCCACCCAGAGAGCAGATGGCCACGTCGACAGGCTGATCCTTTTTCTTATCCAGAATATATTTCACGTAATCGGCGGTGATACCCCAACCACCGACTTCGCCCGTCAAATAAAGATCGTATTTCTTCATGTCAACCTTTGATTTTCGGCAAAGGTAACATAGAAGATGAAAAGGAAAAACTACACGATATTATTGTATATAGGGTATTTTGGCGGCTGACGTATAGTTGACAGTGACCTCATCCAGTTGTGAGTCAGTCATATTGTCTGGATGGTTCTGCGTTACGGTACTGATGGGATAGGGCCTGTCATTGGTACCAATGAGGTAGTATCTGCCATTGGCAGCCTTGCAACGATACACTTTCCGCTCTCTGTCATCAAGTTCCTTGCATGTACGAAATACCAGTTGCGCTGTGTACACGCGCACACCATCCTCTATTTTATCGCTGATAGTCAGACGTGCAGGAACCTTGATGGGTATGTTCTCCCATGGAGTGACAGAAGAAACCTGTACGGAGGACACACTAAGTCGGCGAAGTCCGACGATGGCCCCGGCTGATACGCGGTCAATGGCAATGATATTTCTTGGAGTGTTCATAATTGTTCTTAATTGGTGTTAACTGTTTATAAATGTTTGCACGTGAACAAAACAGGGGGTCTTTATGGGAAGAATTTGACGCAAATTTAACTTTTTTTATCGGTTTTCTTCCGACTACGCTTCCGTAAGTCCACACCACATGACAATAAACGCTCTCGCTCGCGATAGAACCTTTGCCGGATAGTGTCGGCATAGTCGATATCTATGCCGTGCATCTCGCACCAGGTGTATGCTGCTGTCTGAAGCTTCGAGTCCTCGCTACACATCTCGTTGAATTCTTTATAGAGATTGTCCTTGAAAAGCGACTCGATGTATTCAGCAATGAAGCGCTTGCCTGAAGGGGTGACGTAGTTCCACGACTCAGGGTCCTTCTGTTTGGAGTAAGGGATGGCCACAGGTGTCAGCCCTTCGCGCTCCACATCAGGTGCTGCCCTATCAGGGCGCTTCCTGAGGATGGCAATGATACGGGCATTGCCCACAGACTGCGGCGGGAACTCAATAGGATTGCCGAAATGGTGCACCGCCCACTGGGCGATGAATGGCTTCAATTCGATATAGACAACAAACTTACTCATGCTCCAAAAGACAAAGACGGTGCAAAGATAGTGATTTTTTTGACAAAAACCTATTCCAATCAAGAAAAATCCAACTTTATTTAGTATTTTCTTTTCTGAGCCTGATATAATTCTGTCCGAAAAAACCGTAACTTTGTAATTAACCTTTTTCAAACATCTAACTATTTGTAAATCAGTAATTTTGCAAAATTGACAAATGCCAATTACAAAAAAAACTGCCCTTTTTGATTTGTAACGGAGGTGATTTTCTGCAAAATTCTGTTAATTTCCTCGATTACAAACTTACATTCAATTACAAACCGAAAAAGTTTGTAACGATTTGTAACGTAACTTTGTAATCGCGAAAACACCTCGCAAACCCCTTTGTTTACTATATTTTCAGCCGTTTCACCGACATTCGTTACAAAATTACAGAATTTTTGTACAAAAATGGTAAGGGAAGGGAAAGGGCAGCGACGGCCACGGTGTGGCTGGAATGGTCTGGGTGGCAGTGATGGTCGCCCATGGGGACGCAACAGAGGCAGCAGTGTTACTTGTTTTTGTAACTCTGCTGCCTCTTTCTAATTACCTTTGCTGGCAGGAATTCCTACCTCAGAAAATCACCTGCATAAAGGCTGAAAAAAGTCACTCAAAAGTTTGGTAGTCTCAGGAAAAATGCGTACCTTTGCATACGTATTAAATTGCCTTTTTATGCACTATTTTTAGAGATTAGAGAAAGGAAGATAATACACCCCTTCAGAATGCTTCATCGCCGTGTTCCTGTGCCCATAGTTCTGCTTCTCTGAGATCCTCTGCAGACTTTGTTTCTACCTTTTTCTTCATATAGATCATTTCCTTTGGATTAGTTCCGATGGGAGCGTTCTCAGGCTTCCGAATGATACGTCCACCTCCATTCTGGTATTCCTTCGGGTTCATCTCTTCTATCCACGGACAAAGCTGCACGAAGGCTCTCAGCTTCTTGGTGAACGACTGCATAGAGATAGTGTTCTGTCCGCTGTACTTCTTGTAGTCAATAAAGGCATCCTCTCGCACAGTGAAGGCATCCAGACGGCCTGTCTCATCACAGAAGTATGCTTCTGCCCAGTCTTTGAACTTATCGGTCATATCCTGACGTAGCTTTCTCTGAAGAATGTTGTACATGGGCGGCAGCAACTTCACCGGCTCTCCGGCCACGCTGAGGTAGAACCGGACGCACTGCAGGATGAAGTTCAGGTCCTGGTTCCACTCGTCTTCAGAGTATGTCTTGCTGAACAGGTCCTTATTGAAGTCGTCGCGGATGGAGCGGCTCTCGCGGTAGTCGTTTTCCTCCGTCTTCTGATGATAATAGTCAGAAAAGACCATATACAACAGACGTGCCTCGCTCGACGGGTCGAAGTCGGCGGGCACGTAGTTGGTGGTGAAAGCGATTTTGGGGCTTTCCTCGAAGGGGATGGTAAACGACTGGTTGTTCTTCGGGTTGACGGTCATGTCAGAGGTGATGTTGTCGTAGAACAGGCCGGTATTCAGGTAGCGGTCGCAGTCGTCCACGAGCAGCATCTGGGTGTGCTGCGTCACCTGGTCGAACACGTGGGGATTGTCCATCAGTTTGGGGTTGCGCCCGGAGAGTTTGACGGTCTTCATCAGGAGCGACAGCACCTTGAAGAAGAATGACTTTCCGCTGCGGCCGTTGCACTCGCCCTCCTCGCCGATCTTGTTGTCCATGGCCATGGGCGCCCAGGCACGTGAAGGACTCTTATAGTGGTGCAGCATGTAGCCTAGGGTAAAAATCTTGTTGATGAGGTTCTGCTGCTGCTCCTGCTGTTCGTCAGCGGTCAGGCTCTCCCCCATGATGTCGAAGCGGTGGGCCTCGCGGTAGGCCTGGCGTTCTGCCTCGCTGTCGAAGCGGGTTTCCATCTCCTTGCGCCAGAAGAGGCGTGAGGAATTGATGAAGTAGCCCATCAGGTTGGAGCCAACCTTGTGGATGGTGATGGAGAAGTGCATCTCACCCTCCTCGTCGGTTGTCCTGGTAATAGTAAAAAAGTCGTCGAGCAGCCGGAAGTCGTGGCCGATGACATTCTCGGCCCAGACGTAGTTCTGAAACTTGAAGTCCTGCTTCTTGATGACGTCCAGCCGCTGGCCGCTGGCCCTGACGCACACGTTGGGGAAGAAGAACAACTGTGTACGGGCGTCGAAGGAGGTGAAGTCCAGCGTGATCTCGTCGATGCTCTCCAGTATACCGGCCGACAGTTTGGGCGTATCAAGTACCAGGTTAAGCACGGAGAGGTCGCGCACCTCGTCGATGACCCACTGGCGCACAAACTCGCGGATGTCCTTCGGAGTGACTGAGCGCACGATGTAGCCGTCAATCTTCACGTAGCGGGTGTCCTTCTGGTTGTCATCGTGCAGGGCATAGAAGCCGTTCAGTTTAAGGAAATTGTAGAGACAGGCTGTGTCTATCGAGTGGCGCGTCTCCTTCGACTTCTTGTTCTCGGTGGTCTTCCAGAACCGGGCGGGCATGGCCATCTGCATCAGGAACCGGAATTCCTTCTTCGTGTGGCGCAGTTCCATCCAGTCGCGCAGATCCTTGCGAGGCTTACCCCGGTTGTCGCGGTAACTGCACAGCCAGTCGGGCAGCCAGACGGTGCGCACGTCGATGAACCTCAGGGCCAACTCGGTGCCCTTGCGGATGCCGGTCTTGTCGATGTCCGGGATGTTATAGAGCACCTCGACGTGCTGCATGATCTCCCTGACCTCATCGTCGGCCAGGTGATAGGTCTCGCTGTTGAACCACAGCGGCATGTAGCCCAGCGAACGGCAGCACAGCGCATCGCGCTCACCACTGCAGATGAAGGCCTCGCGCAGTTTCTGCGGCTTGTAAGGCTCTTCGTCGGTGTGAGTAGATTCCCATTCCTTCTGCTCCTTGGCGTTGAACTGCTCCTTTGCCCGGATCAGTTCACGCAGGCCATTGATATATTTCGCGGGCTTTACACCTGCAGGGAAATACTGGAATCGGTAGCCTTTATCGGGGTTCAGCGGCTCATACACCTTGTAGAACTTCACCTCCTCCTGTTCCGTGCCGTCGGGCAGGGTGCGGGCCTCCCTGACCACGCACTCTCGCATAAAAATGGGATAGTGCTCGTTGCTGTAGCGGATGCGCGTCTTACGGTCCTTGGTATAACTGAACCACTTCACCGAGTGCCAGTGCAGCGCCTCGACGTGTTCCTGCTTCACGTTCGGACCCAGGACGGCCAGCTCCTCAGGCGTGAAGTCCTTGGTCTCAAAGTCGCGATGTCCGTCCGGCTCATCGGCACGGGCATCGCGCTCGGTGAAGTCGGCCTTGTTCACTGTGCGGTCGAGTTCGTCGGTGACGTTGAAGTGGGCCGCAATCTGAAGCACGGCCTCGTTGAAGCGGTCCTGACTGAGGTGGTGATCCTCCATATAGAGCTGGATGGCACTGCGCCATCCTTCGCCACCGAAGTCGGTAACACCCCACACTTCGCCATATTTATCACTCTTGCGCTGATAGAGGCACGCCGATGGAGTCTTCTCATCGCGCACCTTAAATTTCTTACCCTTGACACCTATGCACTCAGAAGCCTGAGGATATAACCAAAGGATGATATCGAGGCCCTGACGCGTGGCATCATAGATTTTCTGTACTGGAATCATATCGTTCTTATCTTAGTGACCTGTCCGCAAAGGTAGTGCTTTACGACAGAAATATAAAATACGTTCATTCTGGAAATAGTTGAGCCTCTTGCAAGGGTGGTTTGTAATTGCAGACCAACACCTCTGTCTTGCGCATACGCTTGCCATAGATATTAACTGAACTCAGCGGCATATCCTTTAGATACACGTTCCAACCATGCTCCTTTGCTTTTTCCATCAAGCAGTCTCGGGCATAGTTCGACAGCAGGAACTTACCCTTTATACCTTCGAGGAGCCCAAGGAGTTCCTCCAGATTCTTGTCGCTAAATCCCTTGTAATGCTTCTGGTTGCAGCCTGGGTATGGAGGATCGAGATAGAAAAACGTCTCAGAGGTGTCTCTTTTTTTTATAACATCGAGGGCATCACGCTGTGATATTTGCACGTTCTGCAGGCGCTCGTGCAATTTGCGGGTGAAGTTTTCCCGATAGTGCTGCATGACAATTCCTATATGAGAGCCACCACTGCCATTATCCCATCTCCAACCGCCAGCAGGTGTGGCATTATAACTGATGTTGGTCAGTACCCATGTGGCCCAGGCGATATCTACCTGACTGTCGCTCATGGGGTCTGTCCGGAAGTAGATACGGCGGGCCCTGTTATATAGAGCTTCACTGTGAAGTGTTTCTTGCACCTTTTCATAAAGCTCGTTGAAAAGCAAGTTATGCTTCACCACATAGTAGAAGGTCATCAGGTTCTCATTAATGTCGTTGATGACTTCCAGATAGGAAGGTTTCTTGGCAAAGAACACAGCGCCGCCACCAAAGTACGGCTCCACATACACCCGATGCGTTGGAATCATCGGGAGTATGGTCGGTACCAGCTGCTGCTTACCTCCGTAATATGTGATAGGTGTTTTCATAATCTTTGCACTTCTCTTATCTGTATATCTTGGTAAACACTGACGTTATCAAACACCCTGCGCGTCCAGTCTCTCAACTCTACGGCCTTCAGACGGCTGCATGGCAGGCTGATGGCCTCACGTTTCTTGCCGTGCCACAGCCCAGTAACTACGTATAGTGGGGGGGGTATTTTCATTTCACTTCTTCATATTCGTCAAATTCAATATCTTTCATATCGTGGTGTCTTGTATCCACTCTCACGGGAACTTCGTTCTTTTTATAGAAATCCCTTATTTCTTTCTCTGTAAATAAGAGACAATGTCGGCAGGTGTCTTTCCATTTGTTGCTCGATGCTGGAAAGAACGTCAGAACACCCCATAATGTCGATGTAAAATGGTTTTCGTCAGCCGACATTCCGAATATTTCGAGTTGCGTTGCTTTCATACTTTTCTAGGACATCAATGTTTGTTTACATATATCCTCTTAGCTTCAAATGTAACTACCCAAGGGCGATTCTTGAGAGTGTACTTCACTTTAACGCTTCCGGCATTTACTTCCTCTCCGGATTCAATCAGATAGGTTCCAATGTTTCCGTTTGCTATAGCCTCCCGAAATTTCTTTATGGCCGGGAGGCTCAAATTTTTTCTTTGTCTTTTCATACTATGGCCTCCTGTATTCTAATATTGCATTTCTGATATAATCAGCATGTATGGAAAAAACAACTTTGTCGGTGTCTGTGTCTGGCTTTACCATGATGTGCGGTTCCATTTCACCGTAGGAACCTCGGAACTCTCTATGTACAAATCGGAAAGGCTTGCATCTCTTGTTCTGCTCCTCCAGTTCCCGCATCTTCATCTGAATGTCATCCTTAACGTTATACATGTCATCAGCTGACACAACAACGTGGTTGTACTTATCATACACGTATGCACTGAGCTCATTGCCCATACTGTTTGATTTGTATGTCCAAACAGAAAGAAAATAATGTTTATCCATATTCAATATCTTGTTTAATCTTCCATTGCCCACCCTGGATTATCTATAATATTGCCGACAACAGCCCATCCTTTGTGCATATGGGATGCCAGTACAGAATCGATTACATGCCCTTCAGGCTCATTTGTCATAAATGCACCTGTTTCAAAACATTGGACAGTACGTTTCCTTCCTGCATGTGGATAGTTCTGTTTCTCAACGATGTCACCTTCCCAGATGGGGTTCCCCGCCACGTCATAGCAGCCAGTGAACTGGCCGATAGTAGCGGGATTCACTGTATGCCAATAACCACCTTTTGACCTGTTTTTAAGTTCATCGTTGAAAATGCAATGAACTTCTTTATAGCCTACAACATTATCATGGTTATCCTTCTCCGGAATGTGGAGGATGGCATAATGGCCTTCCACCCATTCCCACTATATACAGATTTGCCTCTGAATCGTATCACCCTCATGATCGTGCCTCCTTCCTGATCATTCCCAGATTGTTAACCACACAGCCAGGCCGCCCATCAGCGGCAGGGCTGTCGAACTTTACTTCCACGAATGTCTCACGAAGGAACTCGTAGACATCGGCTATCCAGCCTTTGTGCTGCTCACCGTCGCCTGTGACGGCAGCACTGACAATCACTCTTTCTCCAATCTTCATGTCGTAAATGTTTTATTTCATCCGTTCAATAATTTGTCCCAACTCCACGAAAACCCTGTAAAACATTAGAAATTCATATCTCTCTGCATTATCGAGAATCTTTTGAAGGGCTACAGCTTCCTTCAAAGTCATCCCCATTAGGTTTACCTGGTCGTCGCTGGTAACATCTACATACATCATGGCTCAATCGAATTTGAGATCATACGTCGAGTCTCGCTTCAGCCTGCGTCCCATGACGCTTTTACCGCTACCAGCCTCTATGAATTCTTCACCCTCCTGGTCATTTGAATAAGTAAATGCCCGACCAGACTCATCCCAGATAATTTGCACATTTTCTTTGTGACCTTTAAACTGACGAACCTGCCCCTTGTTGAGCTTAACTTCATCCAATACTATCGAGCAGTTCAATGCACCGATAGCGCTTTCAAAATCTTGTACCTTCATATCGTAAATAATTAAGTTGTCATTAAAATGCCGCCCCGCCGATGTGTATTCTTAGTTATGGCAATTAGAAAACTACTTCAATAGTTGGCGGGGCGGCCGGGTAGGAGCGGCTAGACTCCCACCTCAGGTTTCCGTGCAAGTACCGTAATCTATCTTCTGATCTTTAATCTCACTCCAGGCGAGGCGAATCAGTACCGCCATATGGTCGACTTCGCCACCGACTTGGCCAAACATATCACAATTCAACTTCAGTACCATCGCCACCACTTTCGCCATGGTGTACTCCAGCTGATTCTGACTCACGTAGCCCTCTTGCTCGATGACCTCCGCGATAGCGTTACCTATCTTTAGCGCCATACCGCCAATCGTCCAACACTCATCATCTGTTAATGATAACGACTTGATCTCGCTCTCAGCCTTCTGCATAACCAAAGTTCTGAACAGGCTGCTTTTCTCTCCTTTTACTCCCAT